TTTTTTAGACAAAATCATGTTCCCAAATAGTAATTAAATTATAACCTAATTTTTTTATGATTTGTTCACGTTTCATTGTTTTTATATATAAACTACCGGCAGATTCATCAGAAAATGGATGACATTGTTCATTTTCGTTAAATAATTTTAAATTTCCGTGAAATTTATCACCGTAAAACTCATAAATTGTATTATTGGCTTCACAATATCCATCAGCTTTGTATTTTGTTCCTGGTATTGAATATTCACCATCATTCTCTGCATGTTGAATGAATATTCCTTCAGTATTCATTATTGAGTCCAACCAAGATATTGCCTTTTGTGAATAGTGTGGTGTATTAAAACATTGGGGACATCCATTTCTATCACATGTATGTGATTTGGGTCGCTGAAAGAATTCTCCATGTATTGGGCATATAATTTTTATTTTTTTACAGGAATGTGTATATTGGACTGGATATGTGTATTTTTCACCATGTATTAAACATGCATCATTTAAAAATTGGTCATGTGTTTTTGTTATTTTAGCAATTTCTATTTTACATTTTGAACAGCCTTTTCCTGACAAATGACTACCAGGGTTTTGTTTAAATTCTCCATGTATTGGACATGTAATTCTAATAGACGTTATAGAATTCACATATTTATCAGGATAATCATATTTGTTATTATGAACAGTATTAGCTTTATTAATAAATTCTTTTGTTGTTAATTTTTTTGATTTATTACATTTAGGACATCCACTTTTTCCTAAGTGTGAACTGGAACGTTGAAAGAATTCACCGTGTTTTGGGCATATAATTCTTATTTTATCTTTGTTACAAATGTACTCATCGGGATAATCATATTTGTTATTATGGGCTTTATTTGCTTTATTAATAAATTCCTTTGTTGTTAATGTTTTTGTTTTATTGCAGTTTTTACAACCTCTTCCAGATGTATGACCATTAGGACTTTGATAAAATTCACCATGTATAGGGCAAATTATTCTAATGGGTGTTATAGCATTCACATATTCATCAGGATAAGTGTACTTATCACCATGTATATTTTTACATTTTTCAAGAAATTCAGTATTTGTTAGTTTTTTAGACATTTTTTCACTCTCACTTAATAGTATATACTGAAATTTATATAATGTCAATATATTATAAATAAGTATATGAAACTTTATGAACTAGATACTAATCGCACAATTGCTAATCGGAATATGACTCCTGGTGAAAATAGGGATTCAGAAATACAGTTACCTAGTGAATTTTGCCGTGATAGAACATGGTGTGAAAAAGGTTCAAAAGGTAAAAAAATCCGCAAAGATGAATCTAAAATTGGTAGACCTATAAGAAAGGGGCGTATTTGATGAGCACAAAAGAAGTTTGCGAGGGAACGTATGTACCCGGTGATTTGCCAGCTAATAATACGCCTACTAATCCATTAGACCCTAATTGCACCGTACAACCTGTAACAAGTTTGCCTGGCCCGACTTCTTGTCCTACGCCCTCTACTTCAACGTGTAGTGATTTTCAATTAACAAAATTTGATGATACATGTTTTATTAATGGGGTAATTGAAGAGCATTTAAATATTGGTGCGGCAGACATGTTGGTATATAAGTTATTAGGCGTACATGAACAAGGCGAGTTAATTGATTTAGTTGGGAATGGCAATCCTATTTCTAGTGGAGCGGCAATAAATTTCCCTGCGAAGAATGCTTTTACTACATTTGTTACTGAATGGAGAACTTTACAAAAGGGACAAGGAATTATAGATTCTGGATACATTGGATATGATTTTGGTTCGATAAAGTTACCTAATGGTCGCGAACGTTATGGGGTTGATACATCAGTTAACAATAGTATTTCTACTATTAAAATTAAGCAGGGAAACAATTCACAGAACCGCGTAACGCGTGCAAGAATAGAGAGATCATTTGATGGTTTTAAATGGTTTGGTGCCGCTGTAATTGAATTGCCAGATGATAATTGTTTAAATACGATTCATTTTCGTGCTTCTGTAGCTAATCGATATTGGAGAATACGTCCAATAGCATTTAATGGTAGTTCTAATGATTACTGGGCAGTACAAGCCTTAGAAATGATGGATTATTCATTAACACAGTTAAATAATATAGAAGATCATATATGGTTAGAAAATCGCAATCGAGATTATTCTGAAGAGGCTGTTTTATTAAAAGGGACTTATGATTTGTTAGATTCTACAACTGATTTGAGTCGATTTGGTATTGAATTACCTAATCAACAAATGTATATTCAAATGTCGTTTAGTGCAATGGTTGCTGGTTTAGGACGCCCAGTGGTTATTGGTGATATTTTTGAAGTTCCTAGTGAAACTCAATATAATAGTAAATTAGAGCCTATTAAAAAGTATATGGAAATAACAGACGTGGGCTGGAGTACAGAGGGATTTACACCCGGATGGATTCCGACAATTTTGAGATTAGTTGCAATGCCTATGTTGGGAACACCTGAAACGGCTGACATATTTGGTGGTTTAGAAGAGACGCCTGATGAATCTGGTTTAGTAAAATATGGTTTGTTAGATTTAGATGGTATTCGTGGTGAACAACCACAAGTACAAGATTTATCTGAAACTACACATGCAATACAGTCAGAAGCTATAACTAATACTCCTGAATTGGGATCTGATATGGCCGATATACAGGAGTTTGATCAACATCAACGTGATGTGGTAAAAGAACAAACTGGAGCTAATTTGGGCATAATAAGTTCTAACAAAAATCAATTATATGTAGAAGACGCTCTACCTCCGAACCACTTACCTTACACAGAAGCAGATGAATTCCCTGATTTACCTAAAAATGGTGATTATCATAGGCTTACATATAATCAAGTAGGTACTAATATAGCACCACGATTGTTTAGATGGTCAAATGCTAAAGATAGATGGATATGGATAGAAACAGATTTGAGGAAGGCACATAATGAGCAAAAGCCTATATTAAGTGAATTTTTGGCTAGTTCTAATAGAGTTTCATCAGAAAAAGTAGGCAAAAAGTAGTTTTTATGTTATAATTATTTACATGTTTTTAGAAACAGAATTACGATTGATTGGTGTTATCACAAAATCTGGAAGACTTAGCAAAAATGCCAAAAAAATATTAAGAAAAAATCCGGTGCTGAATGATTATATTTTGTGTAATTCACCACAACATGCAGATTCTTTAAAAGAACAAATTTTTTGTATTATTAATAATATAAAAAGTCAACCTATTTGTGACAGTATTAAATGTACAAACACTATAAAATTTAATGAACGATTAAGAAAATATAGTTTATGTTGTTCTGTTTCATGTATAGGATTCTCTAAAAGTGTGGAACAAAAAAGAAAAACCACATGTAAAAATAATTATGGTGTTGATGTACCATTAAAATCTAAAAAAATTAGAGATAAGGTGAAAACTACCAATTTAGAGAGATATGGGGTCGAACATGTATTGCAATCAAAAGAAGTTAAAGATAAAATCAAAAAAACTAATTTAGAGAGATATGGTGTTGATAATACATTTAAATCTAAAAAAATTAGAGATAAGGTAAAGCTGACCAACTTAGAAAAATACGGCGTTGATAATCCATTAAAATCGACAGAGATACGTGAAAAATCTAAACAAACCAATTTGAAAAGATATGGTGTCGAAATTCCTTCACAATCAAAAGAAGTTAAAGAAAAATCTAAACAAACCAATTTAGAAAGATATGGTGTTGATAGTTATACGATGTCAGATGACTTTAAAGAAAAATCTAAACAAACCAATTTAGAAAGATATGGCGTTTATAGTTATTCGATGTCAGATGACTTCAAAGAAAAATCTAAACAAACCAATTTAGAAAGATATGGCGTCGAATATGTATTTCAATCAAAAGAAGTTAAAGATAAAATCAAAAAAACCAACTTAGACAAGTATGGTGTCGAAAATGTATTTCAATCAGAAGAAATTAGAGCAAAGGTAAAACAAACCAACTTAGATAAATATGGTGTTGATAATACATTTAAATCGACAGAAATTAAAGATAAAATAAAACAAATCAACTTAGAAAGATATGGTGTTGATAGTTATATGATGTCAGATGACTTCAAAGAAAAATCTAAACAAACCAATTTAGAAAGATATGGCGTTTATAGTTATTCCCAAAAACATATACCAGAAGATGTATTAAATAAAATGGAGAATGATAAATGGTTATATATTAAACATGTTTTAGAAAAAAGAAATTTATTAAATATATCACAGATTTTAGGAATTTCTGATACTACGGTAAAGCGGCATTTAGTTATACATGATATACCACAATTTTATTATAGTTATTCTAATGGCGAACGTGAAGTAGCACAATTTTTAATAGATGCAGGGGTTTATATTTCGCGAAATGATAGAACAATAATAAAGCCATTAGAGTTAGATATAGTAATTCCTGACAAAAAAATAGCTATAGAATATTGTGGTTTATATTGGCATTCTGAATTTTTCAAAGATAAAACATATCATTTTAATAAAATGAAGATGTGCAATGAGGCGGGATACAGATTAATAACTATTTTCGCGGATGAATGGATTTATAGAACGAATCAGGTTCGGTCTGCATTATTATCTAAACTTGGAATTGATAACAGACCAAGAATTTATGCTAGAAAAACTGATATTATAATACCTAATAAACAACAAAAGAAAGATTTTTTTGATAAGTATCATATACAAGGTGATGCTAATAGTAGTATAGAGATAGGTTTATTATATCAAAATGAAATTGTTGCTATAATGTTGTTTACCAAAAATAAAACTTCATATATTCTAACACGATATGCTACTAAAAATCGTGTTGTTGGTGGTTTTAGTAAAATATTATCACATTTTAAAAAAATATATACACCTAAAAAAATAATTAGTTTTGCAGATAGGAGATGGTCAGAAGCAAACATGTATTTGTCTACTGGTTGGGTTATAGATAGTATATTAGCACCAGATTATAAATATGTAATAGGCGATAAGCGTTTGCATAAATTTGGTTTTAGACATAAACATTTAAAAAATAAATTATCTGTATATGATGAAAAATTAACTGAGCACGAAAATATGATAAATGCTAAAAAATATAGAATTTATGATTGTGGACTTATAAGGTTAAAATATGGCATTTAATAATCATTATTATGATGAACAAATAAAGAAGTATATAATTCAGTTTATGATGATATTTGGTAATATGAAGGTTAAAATAGGTAAAAATGAACGTGAGCCAACCTCTCATTTAATATCTGTTCCGATATTTTTTGGTAATAAAGATAGGGTAGTAGCACACATACTTAATGATAACACACAAAATAAACTTTTGCGATTGCCTGCTATGAGTTGTGTCATTCAAAATATAGAAATGGCACCAGAAATGCGTAAAGGAATAGGGAATGTACGTAGACAAACATTTGCACCTGTTGGTGGTGTAGTCCCCGATGATGTAAAAGTTGTAAAACAACAAATGCCAATTCCATATTCTATGACGGTAGAATTAGCAATATGGACATCTAATATGGACGAACGATATCAAATATTAGAACAAATATTAATGTTATTTGATCCTATTGTTCAGATTCAAAAAAATGATGCATTATTTGATTGGACGAAATTGAGTATGATAGAACTATTGTCAGTTAATTATGAAGATAATTATCCTATAGGAACTGATACCAGAATAATTGTATCCAATTTGACATTTAAGTTTCCGATATGGATTTCGGCACCAGCTAATGTAAAAGATGATTTTGTGCAAGATATTTATGCAAGAATCGGTGCAGTTGATTTTGATTCTATGAGTTCAGAAGAAATTATCGCTGATCTTGATCAACAAGGAGTTCATTATAATCTTATAGCTTCACTTGATTCTATTAATATACCAGAATTTGGTACTGGTTCACCACAAACTTAAAAGGTTTGTCAATGTTTTGAATATGTCCATACGGAATTACCACAATCCCAAAACCTATTCCATCCATTATTCTGCATGTTTTCCCATTCCGTAAGATTTTCATCAAAAATAGGTAATAATTTTTTTAGTTTGTGTTTTTGGAATTTTATTCGAGAATAAACATTCAAACAATCATTTTTATTAAAATACCAATAATTTGGCTTGGTTATGTGTGATATTTCAAAATCTAATTTCTTATATACATTTCCTGTACCATATCGGATATCACAATAACTTATTACGGATTTAGGCTTGTGCGTTTTTGTGAAATGTTTGAATAATTTACTAGCACCACCTACTATGGTATGATCTAATAAAGAACAAAATCTTAATAATTCGTAATCATGCATTTTATTAAATCTAGGTTCCCCAAATGTCATTAAACTTACTAAAACACCTTTATTATATAATCCATAAGAATATTTACATCCAACATTACCTTGTATATGATTATTGTTAAGGAATGTTTTAGAATCTATTTTAGATACCAATTTAATAATACAATTTCTAGCATATATTTTAGTCGTATTATTTAATAATGAGTTTATTCTCGACTTTATTATATCCTGTTTAAGTAACCATTCATGTTCGAAAATATGTATTAATCTAATTCCTTTTTCATTACATAACTTCGTTTTATTTAAGTGATAATCTTTATTTTTGCCAAATAATTCAGAATGCCAGTATAATCCATTATATTCAATCGCAAGATTTAATTCGGTAATTAATATATCTAATTCATAAGGTGGTATAATGTTCCTGCAATTAGATTGTATATTTAAATTTGTTGCTTCACATATTTTTCGCAATTGAATTTCAGATGTAGAACTTTTATTTGGCTTATAAAAATTATGTTTTTTAATATACAAATATACAGTAGAATGCGAAATATTTAATTCTTTGGATATATCTAATATAGACATGTTTTCAGTTACATATTTATCTTTTAACCATTGTGTATTATTTAATTTGTCTAGTGTTTTTTGAGTTATATTTTTATATGAAAAATGCTCTACGCCATATTTAGATAAATTGGTCTTTTTTATTTTATCTTTGACTTCATGTGATTGTAATACACAATTTGTTCCATATTTTTTTTGTGATGACTTCTTTTTCTGATTTTTTATTTCTTCTGATTGTGAAGGATTTTCTACACCATATCGCTTTATATTGCTTTGTATTATTTGCTTTTTTATTCGCTTAGATTGAAATACATTCTTAACACCATATTTTTCGATATTTGTTTTTTCAACTTTGGCTAGACGATGTGCATCTTTATTTGCACATGTTTTTGAACAATAAGTTCTATACATCTTCTCCTTCCATCTAGTATGTGTTTTATTACAATGAAGACATAGCGGCGGATTTTTAGTGTTTAAAATATGCCATATTCGTTGACGTAACGGGGCTGTGTTTAGATATGCAGTCTCTTTTATTATATCTTTATATAATTGTCCATGTATTGTTATTATCGGGCGTAAGTCTTCTGTAAGGTCAATTTCATTTAATTGGTCTTTAATATTCACTTTAAATATGTCCATACGGAATTACCACAATCCCAAAACCTATTCCACCCATTATTCTGCATGTTTTCCCATTCCGTAAGATTTTCATCAAAAATAGGTAATAATTTTTTTAGTTTGTGTTTTTGAAATTTTATTCTGGAATATACATGCATAGAGTTTTTATTAAAATACCAATAATTTGGTTTAGTTACATGTGAAAAATTCATTCCTATTTGTTTATATACATTACCAGTTCCTAATCGTAAATCACAGTAGCTTATTATGGATTGAGGCGAATGTGTCTTAATGAAGTGTCTATATAGTTTACTTGCACCACCTACTACCGTATGGTTTAATATTGTACAGAATCTTAATAATTCATATTCATGTGTCTTATTGAATCTAGGTTTACCAAATGTCATAATACTAATTAATTTATTGTTATAATATAATCCATATGAATATTGAAATCCTATGTGGCCTTGCATATGATTATTATTTAAAAATTCTTTTGTATCAGCCTTTGATACGCTGGCAATTGTACACTTCCGTCCATATATTTTAAATGTGTTATGTAATATCGAATTTAGTCTCGATTTAATAATATTTTGTTTATATAACCATTCATGTTCGAAAATATGAATTAATCTAATATTCTTTTCTAAACATAAAGTAGTTTTGTTTATATGATAATTTTTATCTTTACCACATAATTCGGAATGCCAATATAATCCATTATATTCTATTCCTATCTGTTCTTGTTCAAAGTATAAATCAATTTCATATGGTGCTATTATTTTTTTGGAATTTAAAATAATTTTACTAGAATACATGTTTTGACAGAATTCTAAAACATCCTGTTCTGCTTGGGATCGACTCTTGTTTCTAAGTGTTATATTTAGTTTTCTACAATATTTGCTCAATGTTGCAGGTGATATATTCAATTCCTCACTTATACTAATTAAAGTTTTTTCTTTTAATTCATTTTCTAACCAGTCTTTATTATTCAGTTTTTTTAGTATTTCTTTTGGAATGCGTTTTTGTAATGCATGTTCGACACCATGATTAATTAACATGGTTTTCTTCATTTTATCTTGAATTTCTTTATTTTGTAATGCATGTTCGACACCATGATTAATTAACATGGTTTTCTTCATTTTATCTTGAATTTCTTTATTTTGTAATGCATGTTCGACGCCATGATTGATTAACATGTTTTTTTTAATTTTATCCTTAATTTCTTCATTTTGAAATGGATTGCTAACACCATACTTGTCTAAATTCGTTTTTTTAATTTTTTCTTGACATTCTTTAGTTTTAGAATAATTATCAACGCCATACTTGTCTAAATTCGTTTTTTTAAATTTTTCTTGACATTCTTTAGTTTTAGAATAATTATCAACGCCATACTTGTCTAAATTCGTTTTTTTAAATTTTTCTTGACATTCTTTAGTTTTAGAATAATTATCAACGCCATACTTGTCTAAATTCGTTTTTTTGATTTTTTCTTTAATTATTTCATTTTGAAATGGATTTTCTACCCCATATTTTTTTAGATTTGTTCTTTTTATTTTTTTTAATCTAGTAATATTTTTTGCTGCACAAATGTTTGAACAATTAATCAAGTACGCTTTCTTATTCCATTTTGTATAATTAATTTTGCATGTTGCACATAAAGGTGGTGTTTTTGTATTATTCAGAATATGCCATATTCGTTGACGTAGTGGTGCTGTTTTTAAATATGGCGTTTTAGAAATTATATCATTATATAGGATACTATTACGTGGTATGTGTTTTTGTAAGTTATCAGTATAATTAATTTTTTTTAGTTGTTCTATTATATTCATTATATTAGTGTAACATATTATGATAATTATTGCAATATGTATAAATATAATTGAAGCCAGTTCAGTTTAGAGTTTACTGAATCCACGGCACAAACAAAACTCGATGGAAACATATATAAGGAGATTTCCAATGGCACAATTAGTTAGCCCAGGTGTATCAGTAACAGTCAATGATGATTCTTTCTTCATACCCAGTGCTGCCCCCACGGTCCCTTTGTTCTTTATTGCAACAGAAGAAGACAGATTTCAAGCGGATGGAATCACAACAGCCCCAGGCACATTTGAACATAGTATTATTCGAACAGTAACATCATTAAGACAATCACAAGAATTATATGGCGTTCCACGTTTTTTACGTGACGCAAGTGACAATCCCCATCACGGTGATGCGAGAAATGAGTATGGTCTTTTTGCATTAAATCAATTTTTATCACAGGGTTCCTTAGCATATGTAGTTCGTGTTAATGTAAACTTGAATGATGATATTAATTATATTCGTGATCTTTGGGATCGTAAAATAACAGAAGCATCTTTTGCATTAGAGAATGCTGTTAACATATTGATACAGGAAACGAACGCTATTTCTAGTAAGTTTCCAGGTGATGGACCATGTGCTGGATATCAAGAAGTATTATTTGGAACGGTTGGTTCACCAAGTATACCTATTCCTAAAGCACTTACCGACCTTGCTGGTTGGATTCCAATGGTTTCGGGTTCGCCTGCATTACCTGTACCTGTAACAGCAACAATTACGATTGATGGTATTGGTGTACCTATTTCATATAGTCCAGTACTTGGTACAGAAACTATACAGGATGTATTAAATATCCTTAATATACAATTAGCTGGTGCTGGGACTGCGACGTTAGTTTTGGGTAAGATTCACATAGAAAGTGCTACTACTGGTTTAACTTCTTCAGTGTTCATCGTAGATGGTACAACTAATCCATTCTTTGGTACATTAACAGATTTTAGCGGATTTGCTGCTCCCGTTGGTGGATTGAATGGTTATAAAGAAACTGTTACGGTTGCTGAATATATTTCATTAGTTAATCAGGTTATGACTGATATCGTTTATACTTCATATACCTTTAGAACTGTAGAAAATGATTTTGAAGATGACCATACTGCATTGCCATTACCTATTTTTGAAAATGGTTTTGATTTTCCATCTACTGGTGGTTTTCTGGGTGTTGCTGGTGATGCAGCGGCGTTTGCAGCGGCACTATTAGGAAGCAATCCATCATTTCCTGATGAGTTTACCCCTCAAGATGCATCTGATACTTTGGTATCGTCTGCTGATGATTTTAAATTCACACAGGAATTTGCTAATAATACAAGCTTAGGTGCTAATGATGCAGCACGTAGAACAGCTATTACTGTAGCTTTTCAGGCAGAAATTAATAGCAATCTTGATATTCGTTCAGAAAACTTTGAATTTAACTTGGTATTAACACCTGGTTACTGGGAAACAGTTGACGAAATGTTATCATTGGTTGTTGGCGTTGACGTTAAAGAAGAAGCTTTAATTATTGCTGACACACCAAGCACATTCACACCTGCTGAAGTTGTTGCTTGGGCAGGAACTACGGCACGTCAAACTTCTGAACATATTGCGTATTATTACCCATGGCAGTTAGCTTCTAATTTGGATGGATTTAATGTTTTAGCTGCTCCTTCTGGAACAGCACTTCGCGTGTATTCTTTTAGTGATAATGTTGCATTTTTGTGGTTTGCACCTGCTGGTACACGACGTGGCTTAGTAGTTGGTGTTACAGATTTGGGTATTGCTAGTGGTACTTTGGGCGAACCTACCGAGTTTGTTCAAGTTTATACAAACCAAGGTCAACGTGATGATTTATACAAGTATTTTACTAACATTAATCCAATTGTATTCTTCCCAGGCCGTGGTATTTTGGTTTGGGGTCAGAAAACGGTAGCACCAAACGCTAGTGCAGTAGATAGAGTCAATGTAAGTCGTTTAATAAGTTATATTCGTCGTCAATTACGTAAGAACACTTTATCTTTTGTATTCGAACCTAATGATCAGCTTACTCGGGATAACTTGAAGGCTGTTGTGGATGCATTCTTGAGTGATATTCTGGTTAAACGTGGTTTATTTGATTTTGCGACCATATCTGATGAAACTAATAACACACCAGATAGAATAGACAGAAATGAGATGTACATTGACGTTGCTTTGAAACCAGTACGTGCGGCGGAATTCATTTTTATACCTATAAGGATTGTAGCTACAGGTGCAACAATTTGATTTTTTATAATATTGTTTTATAAGTAAAAAAAGCCGATTTTTTAATCGGCTTTTTATTGCTTTTTTTAAGAAATATGTTATAATAGATATATATATGAAAAAATATTCAAATGAACTTAAAAATTTATTTCTTGATATTAAAATCAAAAGACCATCTTCTAAATGTAGAGAAGGTTCACCTTTGGGCGACTTATTGAGAAAAGAAACTTCGTTTTTGGTTGGCAATCCTAGATTATCAGTTAGATTGTGGTATGTACAAAATGATATTTTTGAACAGGTTAAGTGTCTTAATTGCGAAACATGTACTGATATAAATATCACTAAGAATGGTGCTAAAATTCGATTTTGTTCATTAAAATGTAGAAGTGAGTATAAAGATGAATCCGGTTTAACTATTCAACAAAAAAATGGCATAAAACAATCATTAACCAAAAAAAAAATTAATAAAACTGGATTGTCTATATCTCAAGAAGGTGCTATAAAAGCCTCTAAAACTATGAGAATAAAGGACACACAGGGATTATCTATTTATGAAAAATCTTCCGCGAAACAACGTAAAACAAAGGCTATTATAAATAATAATACAGGACTAACTAAAGCACAAGAGATTGGATTAAAAGCCAAAAATACTTTATCTAAAATAGATCCTAAAACTGGGTTAACGGGTTTTCAAGAGATTGGATTGAAAACCAGTAAAACATTACTAAATAATCCAGAAATATCTAAAAGCCGCGTGAAGAAACGCGAAAAAGTTTTATCTAAAATAGATCCTAAAACTGGGTTAACTGGTTTTCAAGAGATTGGATTGAAAGTAAGTGAAGTATTAAATACATTAAATTCGGAAACAGGATTAACTAAAGCACAAGAGATTGGATTAAAATCTAAAAATACTTTATCTAAAATAGATCCTAAAACTGGGTTAACTGGTTTTCAAGAGATTGGATTAAAATCTAAAAATACTTTATCTAAAATAGATCCTAAAACTGGGTTAACTGGATATCAAGTAAATGGATTGAAAATAAAAGAAACATTAAATACATTAAATTCGGAGACAGGATTAACTAAAGCTCAAGAACTTGTTTTGAAATCAAGTGAAACAAATAAAAGAAAGTATTATAAATTTTTAGTAAAATCGTTTCCTGTTGATTACGAACTATTAACTACAGAAAACGAATATATTTCAGATACAGAATATAAATTTAAATACAAGCATCTAAAATGTGGTAATATAGGATTTAAAGTGGGACAAGAGGATATTAGATGTATTAAATGCTATCCTTATAATAGATCAATAGCAGAAAAAGAAGTTTTTGAGTTTTGTCAATCTTTGACTGATAACGTAGTTTCAAATACAAGAAAGATAATAAATCCCAAAGAATTGGATATTTATTTACCTGAATATAATTTGGCTATTGAATACGATGGTTTATATTATCATTCGACGGATTGTATTGAAAATGAACGTAGTGATTATCATTTAAGAAAAACACAAATGTGTTTGAATAATAATATACAATTATTTCATATTTTCGAAAATGAATGGAATGATATAGTAAAACAAGATATTTGGAAGTCTATTATTGCAAATAAAATAGACAAATCTAATAAAATTTATGCTAGAAAATGTGAAATAAAACATGTCTCGTCTAAAGAAAGTAAAGAATTTCTTATAGATAATCATCTTCAAGGCTCGGTTAACAGTTCTATTAGAATAGGTCTTTACTATAATAATGAACTTGTGTCTATAATGACATTTGGCAAATCACGATATAATAAAAAAGTGGATTGGGAGCTTGTGCGTTATTGCAATAAGAAATATAATTCCGTTATTGGTGGTGCTTCTAAACTATTCAAATATTTTAAACGGAGTCATAATGGAATAATTATTTCATATGCAGACATGCGAAAATCTAATGGTAATTTATATAAACAATTAGGATTTAAATTGGATCATATATCTAAACCAAATTATTGGTATTATTGTCATAACCGTACAGGATTATTATTGGAATCACGTTTAAAATATCAGAAGCACAAATTAAAAAATATATTAGGAAATTTTGATCCGTGTTTAACTGCATCAGAAAATATGTATAATAATGGTTTTAGAAAAATATATGATTGTGGTAATCAAGTTTGGATTTATGGCTGAATAATATTTATAAAGACTCTAGCGGAAGTCTGCTACAATATTGATTTATAATACCAAAGGCATAAATTTGACTTAACTAAATAATCCTTGTATAATGATGTATGAGGATTATTTAAAGAAAAGGTAAAAAATAATGCAAGAAAAATATGAACGAGATATACCTAAACATATTTTGGATAAATTAAATGATAAAAAATGGATGTATGATGAACATGTAGTACAAGAAAAACAATTATCACAAATTTCGAGAGAATTGAATGTATCTTATGATATGGTAGAGAGATATTTACATTCACACGGAATACAAAATTTTATGTTTTCTATGGACGAAAAGGAATTGGGTGATTATATTGAATCATTGGGCGTAGAAGTTATTAGGAATGATAAAACAATCATAAACCCATTAGAATTAGATATTGTAATTCCTTCACAAAAATTGGCTATAGAATATTGTGGATTGTATTGGCATACTGAGTTTAAGGGCAAATCAAGTATCTATCACAAATATAAACTGGATAGATGTAACGAAAATGGTTACAGATTGATAACATTATTTGAAAACGAGTGGTTAAATAAAAAGGAATTAATAAAGAAAAAAATAAAACATATAATTTTTAAAACTAAAGACCGGCCTATATATGCTAGAAAAACACATGTTAAGCTTGTTAATTCTAATATTAAAAATGATTTTATGAATCAACATCATATACAAGGTAAAGGATTAGGATCTATATCATTGGGATTATATTTTGAAAATGAACTTGTATCACTTGTAACGTTTGTAAATAATAAGAATAATTATGTTTTAAATAGATTTGCTTCAAGTAAACAGGTTGTTGGTGGTTTTTCTAAGTTATTAAAATATTTTATTAATAATTATCCAAAAAAAGAAATTATTACTTTTGCAGATTTACGATGGAGTGAAGGTAAGTTATATGAAAAAACAGGATTTAAATTAGATAAAGAACTCGAACCAGATTATTACTACATATATAATGGCGAATTACGCCATAAATTTGGATTTAGGCGTAAAGCTTTGGCAAAAATGTTACCCAATTTTGACCCAACTTTAACCGAATATGAGAATTGTATAAATCATGAAATATACAGGATATGGACTTGTGGTTTAAAACGATTTACATATACGGTGTAAATTGTTTTAATATTTTGACCATATTAATTTAAGTTTTCCGCAGTCCCATATTTGTTTATACCCCAATTTATTGAGAATATCTTTTTTTGATAATGTATTGTCGTGTCCGTTTTCGATAAGATGTTGTTTTGTAATGAATCTTCTATGAAAACGATTCTTGTCATTAGTCCACCATAATGCCGGTTTTGTGACATCAACCAAATTAAATCCTATATGATCTTTTACAAGTCCTGTAAACCATCTTCTATCTACAAATGCTATAACATTTTCATAATTTTTTTGTTTTATGGCATATTTAAACATTTTAGATCCCAAACCAGGATTGTTTTTCTTGTTAGTAACAAATCGTTTTAATTCTATAGTATTTTTATTAGTATTTTCGCTTGTTGTATTCCCGAAAACCATAACACCAATTAACTCGTCCTTGTGATATGCTCCTATTCTATAAGACCCGCATCCACCGGCATTTAATAGATGATATGCATTTAAAAAGTTTTTTGCAGTTTTCCATTTAATTTCTTTGATAACAGTTTTCCTAGCATATACACCCTTTTCACTTTTGTTGAAGAAATGTTTTAATGTGTCTTTGCATTTATCTTGTTGATCACGCCATTCATCTTCAAAAATATGAATAACCCTTATTCCATTGTGTTCACACATTTTCGTTTTTTCTAAATGATAATTTTTTGGTTTATTAGAATGCCAAAATAAACCATTATATTCTATTGCTATGTTGTAATCAGGACAATAAATATCAAGTTCCATTGGTGGTATTATAGAACGACTATTTCTAATAACTTTTACTCCTAAAGTACTTATCCAGTCACCTATTTCTTTTTCTGCTTGTGAAAAAAAATAATTTTTTATCGGTAAATTAAATTGATGAAATCTATTTTCAACAGTAGATCCACATACTCCGAGTTCACGTGCAATTTGTGCTAGGGGCTTTTGTAATTTAACATGTTCATTTTCTAGCCATATTTTATCGCCCAATTTTTTGAGGGTAGAAGAATGTATATTGCGTTGTGAATAGTCAAAAAAGACATTTTCTGTTCCGTATCTTTTAAAATTGGTTTCTTTTTGTTTAATGCGTGATTCTTTACTTATTATGTTCCATTCGACACCATATTTTTCTAAATTAGTTTGTTTTATTTTATCTTTTATCTCTTCTGTACGAATGGGAACTTCATTGCCATATTTTTTTAAATTAGTTTGTTTTATTTTATCTTTTATCTTTTCTGATTTGAAAGGATTTGTAACACCATGTCTTTCTAAATTGGTTTTTGCAGTTTTTTCTTTAATAGAATTACCAAGTTTTTCGTGCGTAGCTTTTAGTGTATTTTTTACTTTTTCAGATATGTTTTTATTTTTGGTTGGATTATCAACGCCATATTTTTTTAAATTTGTTTCTTTGATTTTTTCTTTAATAGATGTTGCTTTTGAAATACATTCCACGCCATATTTTTCTAAAACTGTTTGTTTGCGTTTATTCAAAATATCGTCATCATTATTAGCACACTTTGATCCACAATATGTTCTATATTCTAGTGCATCTTTGTTCCACGAAACGCGTCTTTTACACATTTTGCATGTAGGAGACCCATATAATTCATTTTCTATATGCCATATTCTTTGTCTGATTTTTGCAGTTTCAGGAAGAAACATAGTTTTTTGTAATAGTTCTTGATATTCTGGATGAAACCGCAGCCCACCTATCTTTTTGTATTCTTTAGATTTTTTAATAAGTTTTGTTAAATTTTCATTCATTTTATGTGACCGTTATAAATACTATATATATTTAGAACATGGAAAAAGGAGAAAGTTCAACATGGCAAGCATAACAGATATTGGGATTCCAGGCGTCGGTAACGGGATTTTACAACCAAAACTAAAGAATAAATGGCGAGTAACATTTGCTAGCATTGGTGGCGGTGTAGATTCACAACCATTATCTATGCAAGTAGTTACTGTTGCACGCCCAGTTATTACTTTTGAAGAAGTACCGTTGAATCGTTATAATTCACAAGCATGGATTGCTGGTAAGCATACATTTGAACAAATGACAATGACAGTTGAAGATGATGTCACTGGAACCGCTACGCGAGTTATACAAGATCAAGTACAAGCACAGCAATTCTTGATTGGTGCAGAAGGTCCATTTTTGGCAAGTAGGGGTGAAGGTTCACTTTATAAGTTTGTTACTACTTTAGATATGTTAGATGGTAACGAACAGGTCATAGAACAATGGTTTATGGAAGGTTGTTGGTTGCAATCTGTTGATTATACTGATTTAGATTATTCTGATAGTACAGCAGTGCAGATTACACTAACTATGCGTTATGACCATGCAAGACAACTTATTGGCGGTTATGACCAAGGCGAAGGCGTGGCTCTAGGCGGACCTGCTAATGCTAATAAAGTTCCAGGAGCTAATCAATAAAGGATTGGAGATGTAGGGAAACATTGAATATGGAAGTTTCCAAAGGATGGTGAGAAACACAGGGATGTGTCATATTTTTGAAAGGGGGATGTTTAACATCCCCCTTTATATTCACGCTCCCAAATAGTGATTAAATTATAACCTAAATCTTTTATGATTTGTTCACGTTGCATTGTTTTTATATATAAGCTACCGGCACATTCATCAGAAAATGGATGACATTGTTCATTTTCGTTAAATAATTTTAAATTTCCGTGAAATTTATCACCGTAAAACTCATAAATTGTATTTGTTTTTTCACAGTATCCATCAGCTTTATACTTGGTTAGTGGTATTGAATATTCACCTTTGTTCTCTGCATGTTGAATATAAATATTTTCTTTTTTTGCTATTTTGTTTAACCAAGATATTGCCTTTTGTGAATAATTTGATTTGGCACATTGGGGGCATCTGGTTGGCCTACGAGATACGTGATCATGTGGTCTTTGATAAAATTCACCATGTATTTGACAAATAATTTTTATTTTTGAATGAGCATTAACATATTCATCAAAATAAGTATATTTGTTATTATGAACTTCATTTGCTTCTGATTCAAATGTCTTAAAGTTTTTTGTTAATGCATTTTTGGTTTTAATAAACCCGCATTTTTTACAGCCTTGACCGCTAAAATGCATTTTCGGTGTTTGTAAAAATTCACCATGTATTGAGCATATTATTGGTATTGGTGTAACATAATTTATATAATCTACATATGTATATGTATTATTATGTATACGGTTAGCTTTTTTAACAAATTCCGAAAATTTTAATGTATTTTTTTCAGAATTTATTTGGTTTCCACATTGTTTACACCCTTTACCTGATAAATGGCCGTGTGGTGTTTGAAAAAAAACGCCATGTATTTGACAAATAATTTTTATTTTAGTTTCGGAATTGACATATTCACCAAGATATTCATATTTGTTATTATGAATTTTATTTGCTTTTTCAATAAATTGTTTGTTTGTTAATTTTTTAGGCATTTATATTCACGCTCCCAAATAGTGATTAAATTATAACCTAAATCTTTTATGATTTGTTCACGTTGCATTGTTTTTATATATAAGCTACCGGCACATTCATCAGAAAATGGATGACATTGTTCATCTTCTTCATATAATTCCAAATTGCCATGCCAACAATCACCATAGAATTCATATATCGTATTATTGACTTCGCAATATCCATCAGCTTTATATTTTGTTCTTGGTATTGAATATTCACCACCATTCTCTGCATGGTGAATATGAATATTTTCCTTTTTTGCTATTTCGTTTAACCAAGATATTGATTTTTTAGAATATCCTTTATAAGAAGTACATTTTTGACAACCTTGTTTCTCATTTAAATGTGAGCTAGAACGCTGATAAAATTCCCCATGTATTGGACAAATAACTTTAATTTTAGTTCTAGCATTAATATATTCATTAGGATAATCATATTTGTTATTATGAATTTTGCTTGATCGCGTAATAAATATTTTGGTTGTTAGTTTCTTATTCTTATTCTTATTTTTATTACTACATGACGGGCAACCATGTTTAGATAAATGTGAACTAGATTGTTGATAGAATTCACCATGAATAGGGCAGATTATTCTAATGTTAGCCCTAGCATTTGTGTATTCATCAGGATATTCATATTTATTATTATGAATAGTATGAGCTTTTTGAATGAATTGTTCGTTTGTTAATTTCGCCGATTTATTGCAATAAGTACATTCATGTCCAGATAAATGTTTATTTGGTGTTTGAAAAAAATCACCATGTACTGGACAAATAATTCTAACTTTAGTATATGAATTGATATATTCATCAGGATATTCATATTGGTTGTTATGTATAGCATTAGAACGATAGATGAATTCTTTATATTTTAGCTTTTTCTTAGTACTACATGTCGGACAGCCTTGACCAGATAGATGATTATCACTTCTTTGATAAAATTCACCATGTATTGGACAAATAATTTTAATTTTAGTTTTTACATTAATATATTCATCAGGATAAGTATATTTGTGATTATGAACTTTATTTGCTTTTTGAATAAACTCACTAGTTGTTAATTTTTTAGACAAAATCATGTTCCCAAATAGTAATTAAATTATAACCTAAATTTTTTATGATTTGTTCACGTTGCATGGTTTTCATATATAAACTACCGGCAGATTCATTAGAAAATGGATGACATTGTTCGTTTTCGTTATATAATTCCAAATTGCCATGCCAAATATCGCCATAAAACTCATATATTGTATTATTGGCTTCACAATATCCATCAGCTTTATAATTTGTTCCTGGTATTGAATATTCACCTTTGTTCTCTGCATGTTGAATATGAATATTTCCCTTTTTTGCTATTTCGTTTAACCAAGATATTGCTACTTTTGAATATCCACACAATGAACATTTAGTACAACCATTTCCCGCTAAATGTCCGTTTGGTCTTTGATAAAATTCACCGTGTATTGGACAAATAATTTTTATTTTATTTTTTGAATTTATGTATTCATCAGGATAAGAATATTTCTGATTATGAATGTTATTGGCGTGTTCGATAAATCTTTCTGTTGTTAACTTTTTATTATTATTAGAACATTGGGGGCATCCATATTCTTTATTTGTATGATCATTAGGTCTTTGATAAAATTCGCCATGTATTGGACAAATAATTTTTATTTTATTTTTTGAATTTATGTATTCATCAGGATAAGAATATTTCTGATTATGAATGTTATTAGCGTGTTCGATAAATATTTCTGATGTTAATTTTTTATTATTAGAACATTTTGGACATCCATATTTTTTATTTGTATGACTAGCAGGTTTTTGATAAAATTCGCCATGCACTGGACAAATAATTTTTATTTTAGTTTGTGAATTTATATATTCATCAGGATAAGAATATTTGTTATTATGAACTTCATTTGCTTTTAGAATGAATTCAGGTGTTGTTGGCTTTTTACGTCCACTACAAATTTGACATCCACCACCTTTTAAATGATATTTAGGTTTTTGATAAAATTCGCCATGTACTGGACAAATAATTTTTATTTTTGAATGATTATTAACATATTCATCAGGATAAGAATATTTGTTATTATGAACTTCATTTGCTTTTTGAATGAATTCAGGTGTTGATATTTTTTCAACATTTGTGCATTTAACACAACCACTTCCAGCTAAGTGTCCGTTTGGTCTTTGATAAAAAGCACCATGAACAGGGCATATTATTTTTAGTTTAGTATGTGCATTAACATATTCATCAGAATAAGTATATTTGTTATTATGAACTTCATTTGCTTTTTTGATAAATTTTTTTGATGTTAATTTTATATTATTAGAACATACACCACATCCACTACCACGTAAATGACCATTAGGTGATTGTAAAAAAGCACCATGAACAGGGCATATTATTTTCAGTTTAGTATGTGCATTAACATATTCATCAGGATATTCATATTTGTTATTATGAACTTTATTTGCTTTTATATAGAACGTTTTTTTATGTTTATAGATGTTATTATATGAACTGTTTATTCTCCCACATTTAGCACATTCCTCACTTCGTAAATGACTATTAGGTGATTGTAAAAATTCACCATGAATAGGGCAAATAATTTTTATCTTTGTTGCAGAATTTATATATTCATCAGGATAAGAATATTTGTGATTATGAACTTTATTTGCTTTTTCAATAAATTCTTTATTTGTTAATTTTTTAGGCATTTAAATTCATTTTCCCAAATAGTGATTAAATTATAACCTAAATCTTTTATGATTTGTTCTCGTTGCATGGTTTTCATATATAAACTACCGGCAGATTCATTAGAAAATGGATGACATTGTTCGTTTTCGTTATATAATTCCAAATTGCCATGCCAAATATCGCCATAAAACTCATATATTGTATTATTGGCTTCGCAATATCCATCAGCTTTATAATTTGTAGTGGGAATATTATATTCACCTTTGTTCTCTGCATGTTGAATATGAATATTTCCTTTTTTTGCTATTTCGTTTAACCAAGATATTGCTTTTTGTGAATAACCTCGTTTAGAACATTGGGGGCATCTGGTTGGGCTACTATGTACGTGATCATGTGGTCTTTGATAGAATTCGCCATGTATTGGACAAATGATTTTCAGTTTAGTATGTGCATTAACATACTCATCAGGATAAGAATATTTGTTATTATGAACTTCATTTGCTTTTTTGATAAATTTTTTTGATGTTAACTTTATATTATTAGAACATACACCACAACCACGTCCAGCTAAATGACCATTAGGTGATTGTAAAAAAGCACCATGAACAGGGCATATTATTTTCAGTTTAGTATGTGCATTAACATATTCATCAGGATATTCATATTTATTATTATGAACTTCATTTGCTTTTTTACAGAATGTTTTTTTATGTGTATTGGTGTTACTATATGAACTGTTTATTCTCCCACATTTAGCACATTTATAACCAGATAGATGATTATTTGGTTTTTGAAAAAAAGCACCATGTATTGGACAAATAATTTTTATCTTTGTTGCAGAATTGACATATCCATCAGGATAAGAATATTTGTGATTATGGACTTTATTTGCTTTTTGAATGAATTCTTTATTTGTTAATTTTTTAGGCATAGAAGTTATATTATATCATATATTTATCATTATGCAATAACTATAAATAATAATTATGAGTTTAGATCCACGTGATTGTTTGCAAAAGTTTGTAACTACAGGAACTAATAGAGGTAGTCGTTTACCTACGTTCCGAGTTCGAGATTTGCAACGCACAGTAAATAATGTAGTACAAGTTGGCGAGAATATAGGTGATCGTATTGAAGGGGGCATTAATGCTCTTGGTCGTGGAGATATATTATCAGGTCAATTCTTGAGTGCGTTTGATGAGCTTCGGTGTCCTCCAACTCCGTATGCCGATTATTTCGGGCAATTCATGCCACCGAAATATCCATTTTTATTTTTCGTAAGTGTAAAAGTTCGACCAGATTTCAAAGATGTATTTAATCCTCATACTAATGGTGAAATGCATTGGTTTGTAAAACAAATTGATAGACCCAATGTAAAATATGAATATGAAGATATAAACATGTATAATTTTCGAACTAAAGCATTAAAAAATATTATGTATGAACCTATTACTATGACTTTATATGATGATATGAAGGATGCTGGACATACTTTTTGGAACACATATTTAAGGTTAACATCTCCGATAGCCGTTGGGGACCGATTTAAAAATCTGGACCTTTTACGTGAACAAGGCATGGATTGGGATGTAACTAAACTTCAAAATAATCAAGTAGAAAAACCTCCTGGTGGTTATGCTGTTAGATTGTCTAGTGACCGTGGTTCTGGTTCTAGTGGTGTTTTACCTGGTACTGGCGAGTTTAATTCATATACAGATCATCCAATAGTACAGATTACCGCCCATCATATTTTAGATTGGGGAAGGAAATATATTGCATATAATTATTATCATCCTAAGATTTCTGATATAAAGATGGATGAATTAGATTTTGATAAGAGTGGTCCACAGCAAATAACTATAACATTTTCATACGACCAGCTTGATATGTCCTATCCGCAAAAACTTAGTGAAGATTTTATTTCTGCGAATTTACCACCAATGTATCCAATTAACAACGAAGATATTACAGACGGTGTATCTAGTATTATTGGTAAATTGCCCAGTGTTGATTCACTTCTTAGTGATGGTATTAATTCTGTATTTGGTGGTAGCGGTGATACATCTGAGCCACAGAATGTATTTACACCACCTGGACGTTAAACTACAGGAATGAAACGCAGTAAGAAAATACGAAAAATCAGGAAATCACCGATTACTAAATCTTTGAATAAAAGATCTAAGTTTAAGCAGGGGTATTATATTCTTAAACATCCAGAAAAGTATCGTGGCGATCCAAATAATGTTATATATCGTAGTTCATGGGAATTAAGGTTTAATGAGTTTTTAGATAATAATATAAATGTCATAGAATGGGCGAGTGAAGAGTTATGGATTCCATATTTAAAACCAACAGACAATAAAATACATAAATACTATCCAGATTATTTCGTTAAGTTTTTAGATTCTAATAATAAAGTTCATATAGAAATTATAGAAGTAAAACCTATAAAACAAACGAAACCACCAAAAAAAACCCAGAACCCAAACACAGCATTATATGAAAAACTTACATATGCTGTAAATATGAGCAAGTGGAGTTCTGCGACCAAATGGTGTTCGGAACGTGGTATAGTTTTTAGAATATTAACAGAACGGGAATTGTTTTTGTGAAACACATAAATTTTTTAACTAAATCTAAAAATGTCCATAATACTAATTATGAATATTTATTGGAATATGATAATAAATAAGTATATGAGCACAACAAAAGAAGAATTAATAGAACATCCATTAGAGGAAGTTTTTGATATTAAAGCTGGTTCTACATTGGTTGAATATGAAGAAAAATTGCCTACGGTAATAGAGCAACCCCCTGCATATGATAGTAAAGATGTCGAAATAGAAGAACAATATCAAGAAGTATATGATTGTGCTATGGACGCTTACGAAAATCAAATGGAAGAGACCGAGGGTGTAGAGGGGCGTTATAAGGCACGTAATGGCGAAATTGCCGCACAATTCTTAAATACTGCACTACATGCAGCAAAAGAAAAAGCAAACCTTAAAGAACATAAAGATAAGATTGAATCTAATGATCCTAGTTCACCAAATAAAGTTGTTAACAATTTAGTATTAGATAGAAATGAATTGTTGAAAATGTTGACGGGCAATTAAATTTGACATTTAAATAGTGTTGTGCTATACTTCTGCCAAATAAACTAATCAATTAACGGGAAATTTTATGGGCGGAAACATTAGTGTTATGTTAGGTGGCGTATCACACGTTGCCGATGTAATAGATTATACAAATACAGACCGACGTGTTCTACGAAATACACTGATAGAAATATTTAAAGAAATCAATCACAAATATTTGGTTCGGTATAAAACACCATTATGGGCAATGCCAAAATATTTAGAAACGGGCGAAATGTTTAGCGGTTCTTCTAGGTATTTGTTTGATTTATCTATAAATGATGTTTTTCTACAATCATATTCACCTATTATGGGTGATATAGATGTTATGGTTCCCAATGGAACGCAAACACAATTATGGGATTTGTTTGATGAATATAAATCAGACATGTCAAGCGTTGAATATTATGGTAATAATAGGGAAGAAAAGACATTTCTTGAACTACAAATAAATTCATTATGGAGTATTAACGGTTATAATATTCAAATTGATTTTGAATTTGCTGATTTTTTAGAATCAGCTCCCACCTCATTTGCAAAATTTTCGCATTTTTCACATGTTGATGACACTATGAATGGTATAAAAGGTGTCAATCATAAGTATTTGCTTCGATGTTTAGCTACAGCATCATCTATGATGGACAACGCAGTTATCGTTACGCCTAAAGCCACACCACAAAAGCCACGTAAGAAAAAAATGAATAAGCCAATGTGTATGTATAGATTTTCAGTAGCCAAAGGATTTCGCAGGGGATATGAATTAATTGAATTGGATGGTAAAAAATGGGGATATCCAGGGAAGGCCATATATAAAGAATTAGCAACTAAAGATTCTGTATATGAGAAAAACATAAATTTAATGTTTCAAATGTTTTTTGGTACGGAACCAGAAACGCCAAAGGAATTAGAATCTATGTGGTCGTTTATTGGCTTGTTAAATTTAATGAGCAAATATCTTTCTGACACACAAATTATTGATGCTTTTAGTAAATTATGTAATCTTTATTGGGGTGAACAATGTTTAGTAAGAAATGACCCAGAGGCAGATAAAACAATTAAATTGGCGGGTTATAAAGCATTTAACACTATGTTTTCTGAAATAGTTGATCCAGTTATATTTAAAGTACATGATTTACAAGAAGAATTTTATTCTAAATATAGGATGGATTAATATGAATTTAAGTTTAGATAATATGGATAATCTTTCAGATGAAAGAAAGGAGCGTATTATGGGACAGGTTTATACCATTAGTGAAAAGTATGATGGTGTAAAATTAACGTTAATTCGCAATAGTAAGCCATATTCTAAATATTATGTTCAAAATTGGATTGTGGCATATAAAGGGCATGTAATTTATCCTAATGAGTTTTTATATGCTACTAATATAACAAATAGTATGGGGGCTTCACAATTTAAAATAGTTCATGATTTATTATGTGAACGAAATGAATATTTAGAAGAACTTCCAAGAAACACAGAATTTCAAATAGAGTTTATTATGAATAAACCTACGATAACAAGGAATTATAATATTTTTCATTCCATGTATCTTATTGATTGTGTTAGTATAGAAAACATAGAAATAAATTTTGGCAAAGTAAAAACAGAACCTATGCCTTATACTACTGATGCTACGGGATTAAATAAAAAATTATATGCAAAAGCATTAGGAATAAAAGTACCACATGTTTTTGTTAATAATTCAAAATTAATGGATAAATTTGACACTTATGAATTAATGAAACAGGAGTTATTATCAAAAGAATCTAATTTAGGTGGTCATATAGAAGGTGTAGTATTTGAATCTAATGATAGGAAGTGGAAACTTGTACAAGAAGATCAGTATGATTCTAATACACGAAATAAAAAGAAAAATCTACATAGGTATGAAAATAAAGGTTTGGAACTAGATTATTGGAATGAAGTTTATTCTTATGCCGAAGAGGTAGTAATTTCCATATTTACTACATATTCACAATTAAGTAATATGTTGGAACATTTGGGTAAGATAATATATCATGATAATGGTATTGCCGAATTACCAATGGTAAAGCATAATAAAAAGTCATTAGAAACAATATTAGATGATATACATTTGACTGCTAAAACTATATTGATAAAAAATTTGAGTGGCAATAATGGTGTTCTCATTCCAGGTAGATTTCAACCACCCACGAAATCACATATAAAAATTTTTGAGAATGCGTTATTAGAATATGATAAAGTAATAATAAATATTGTTAATAATGTACGTTCGGAACGAAATCCTTTTACATTTAATGAAATATCTAATATGATAATGTCTTGCATTAGTGATAATACGGATAAATTAATATTACAGCAAACAAGAAGTGGTAATATTGTCAATATGATTAATAAATCATCATCAAATATTAATGCAGTAATATGTGGAACTGATAGATACGATTGTTATGCAAAACAATTAACTAATAAAGGTGCACCTAAGTTAATAGAAATAGAACGAAAAGATGATATATCAGGCACAAAAATACGGTCTATGGTTCGCGGAGGGAATTATAATTCTGATTTTTTAAAATTCATGCATCCTGAATTAGAGCACCAAAAAAAATGTATATGGAATACAATACGTAATTATTCAGAATGTTAAAATACTATTCCACTAGGTGCATGATCAGGATCGTTGTCATTATAATAATCCTCACCATTTGAATTAAACCATTCATCTTCCATATTATGATTATATAGAATATCATGTGCTTCTTCTTCATATTCTGATATTTCAGTAAGAATTCTTGTTACAATTAGACATCCAGATATACAATCATCAGTTGACCCAGATTTAGCTTGATATGAAGAACCCTTACGAACAAAGTTTTTCATTTCTTCTAATAGAATTTTTGATTTGATAATCATTGTGTTAGATTCAATCAAATCTTTGAAGTCTATACATGATTTCATTTTTGATTTGTTAGTTGTAGTAAATCCTAATCTTTTACCACCTTTTTGGGAAATGAACATAGCATTTTTATTTGGATTTTCATCGTTTTCATGTAATGCTATGATACCCTCCCCAACACCGTTTGACTCGCAACTCCAATAGATATCATTTCCTTTTGCATCAATAAAGTTTATAATGCTTTGTATTGCTTTATACAGCATAGGTGAAGACATGCTATTTGATCTAAACTCAGCTACTTGCCTCATTTCAGGGAATTTAAAAACTTCAATTGTACTAAAATCTGATCCTGTACCGGTAGCAGGATCGACGCCTATTATGTATGCAGTTCGTTTTTCTATATCTTCGAAAAATTTAAATTCTTTGTTGACAAAATTAGGATCTTCCATTTTAAGTTGTGCTAAGAACATAGTATCGACCAATAATGGATCATCAGATAAGAATTCAGTTTCATGTTCTTGACGAAATTTTCTTTCACCAATTTTAGCCTTTTCTCTATCAGCCCATTCTTGATTACGTGTAGGAACATCTTCCCATGTAACGTTCATAGGATGAAAACCATTTACTCCTGACATCGCTCCACGCCAAAGATTTGCATATAAGTTAGAATCACCATTTGGAGTAGATGCAATAATACACTGGCCTCCTGTAGAAAGTGTGGGACTTATAGCAGTCCAGAATTCTTCTTGGATACCTTCTCTAACAAATGCAAATTCATCGCAAAATAAAAGTGATATTGAATATGTACGCCCAGAATCCGGTGATGTTGCACCTGACATGATTCGTGATCCGTTATCGAATGCCACTGCATGTTTACTCCACCCGTCTGAAGTAACTCCTGGTTTAAGCCACATAGGTAGTTCTTCGTACCCATATTTGATACGATGAATGATTTCCATAGCTGATGTATTTTTGTTAGAAACTATCATTATGGTTTTATCAAAATGAAAAGCGGCAAACCATAAAAGGTATCCTGCTACGATTTGAGTTTTACCGGATTGTCTTGCTTGTAGTAAGATATTATCTTTATGTATCGTGAAGTTTTCAACAGCTTTTATTTGATAAGGATATGGTACGAAATGAATTGAACCTTTAGTTGGATGTTGAATCTTCATATATGTTTGGATAAAGTATATGGGATCATCTGAACATTTTTTTAGTTCATGCAATTGATGTGGTGTATATTCTATTAGTTCATTTGCTTTTTTTAATAATGCCTTATCAGTCATGTTAATTATTTATTCATAAATATTGACCATGTGTAATAAGAGATGATATAATGGACATGAATGAAAAAGTTGACTACAGAAGAGTTTATAAAAAGAGCATTTAAAGTTCATGGTAGTAGGTATGAATATCCTGACGAGTATATTAATAATTCTACTAAAATCCGAATTATTTGTAAAAAACACGGAGAATTCTGGCAATCACCTAATGTGCATTTAAACAGAAGTGGATGTCAGAAATGTGGAAATGTATTTAAACATAATACGTCTACGTTTATAAAAAGAGCATTTAAAGTTCATGGTAGTAGGTATGAATATCCTGATGAGTATATTAATAATTCTACTAAAATCCGAATTATTTGTAAAACACATGGCGAGTTTTGGCAAACACCAAATAATCATTTAAGTGGTGCAAATTGTAAGTTATGCGTAAATAATAATATAAAGTTAACTACTAAAAATTTTATCGAAAATGCAGTATCTATACATGGAACTGTATATAAATATCCAGATGAGTACGTTAATGCACACACAAAGATTAGAATTTTTTGTCCTGTTCACGGTGATTTTTTTCAACGTCCTGCCGATCATATTACAAACAAGACAGGATGTCCATCATGTTATACTAATTACTCCAAAGTATCTATATTATGGTTAGAATCTATAATGAAACGGGAAAATATATTTATAGAACATGCAGAGAATATTGGCGAGTATAAAATTCTTGGTACAAATTATAGAGCCGATGGTTATTGCAAAGAAACAAATACAATTTATGAGTTTTATGGTGATATTTGGCACGGGAACTTAGATTTGTTTGATGAAGATGAGATATGTAGTTCTTATTTGACTGAATGTGCCGGTAGTTTGTATATAAAAACCATGCAACGGGAAGAAAAAATAAAAAAAATGGGTTATAATTTAATAACTATATGGGAAAATGATTATAAAAAACTGGGTGTTTATTCATAAATATTGACAATATATCAATATTTATGGTATAATAAAAATATGAAAATAGAATTTAGGCGTTACAAGATATGGGAGATTAAACATGTTGTTACCTGATGATTTATTAGAGCAAGTTCATTTTTATCATCTTGATTGTGATAATACAAAATTTGTAGATCATTTAACCATATTTTTTACACCATGGTATAAAGTTCGACGACAGTTTGTATTCCATAGATTTCCACAGATAGATTCTGAGGGGTTAATTACGTATTTAGCTTCTGGTGAATTAGTGGAAATTGTAAATCAATTAAGAGGTTATATATTTGGTTATAATGAAGACATTGAAGACGAAGTTACAACAGTAAAAACTGTGGGAAATATTCTTTATTTAAACCCTAAAGAAAAACCAGAAAAACCAGAAAATACTGAAATGTCAGAAGAATTTACAGAAGGGGGGTCACCACCAGATGAAAATTGAAATTTGTCTTAAAGATGTAGCAGGTAATAAATGGAATTTTACTACTATGCATTTATTTGATGATCCAGAAACTAGAAAAGCACAATTGTCAGATATTTTGGGTGCATATGATAGATCTATAAAAGAATTTGTTGCGGAAACACCAGAAATACATGGAATACCTTTAATTAAACCACCAGTTGTAAGTATTGAAATAGATAGTGGTGAAGAAGGTGTTGACATTTCATGCAAATAGTGTATATTTGTATTTTTAAATATTGACGAGAATATAATGATTAATATTAATAATAAAATTAGAACACGATTTAATCACTGGTATCATGAAATTTTTTGTGATAGTAAGCTTTATGTTGATATGGAGAATACGGTAGAAGATTCTCCTTGGCATAGAGAACGAAATGTTGGCGTTCATACTAATATGGTTGTTACTGATTATATTTCTCGTTCTGGACAAAATTGGGATGTTTATACACTTATTGGTGCTTTAGTATGTGCGTTTCATGATACCGCTAAACCTATGATGGAAGTAGTCAAACATACAGAAGAACGTGGTACATATAGAGCTTATTCTGGTCATGAACAAAAAAGTGCACGTTTATGGGAAGACTATTGGACGCGTTCAAATGACATAGATAATTATTTTCCAGAACTTACAAATAAACATAAAATTGATATTTCTTGGTTAATTGAATACCATGTTCCATTTGCAGTTACGCGAACAGAAAAGCAGTTAAATATAGCACGGACTGTAATTGATATTTTCGATAGAACAGAAATTTTTCATAGAATTTTGTTGTCAGATACGGTTGGAAGAATGTCTGATGATTATGAAACTAAGCATAAGAATACGGAAGAGTGGGTTTTCAATTTTACTAAATTTATTAATAAAACATATCTTATGGATAAGCGTATTAAAGATTCAGATACGCCTATTTTGGTATTACCTATTGGTGCATCAGGAACCGGCAAGAGCACATATTACGACAATATATTACAGAAAGATAACATGGAATATTATTCTTTTGATAAATTTCGCCTTGATTGGTATGTTGATGGAGATGTTTCTCGTACACGTGAAGCTTTTGATGCGTCATGTGCAGATGAAAGGTTTTCATCTAAAGTAAATTCAGAGTTCATAAAACTTATTAAATCAAATAATAATATTTTTATTGACAATACTAATTTGACTAAGAAGCGTCGTTCGTTTTATTGTACAGAAGCACATAATCGTGGTTATTGGGTAATTGCTGTTATATTTCCTATTTCTATTGATGAGCTTTTATTACGTCAAAAAAACAGGGGATATAAGGAAGTACCAGAAAATGTAGTTCGTCGCCAATATATGTCTATGCAGGCACCGTCAATAGGTGCAGTAGATGAGGTGATTTGTGCAAATGATACATCATTAACAAAACATGTACTTAATGCCACATGAAGCATAAATACATGAATGTTATTAGAAGAATGTAGCCAAAAACCATTTGATTCAAAAATATTTGAAGAATATGTAAATTCTGAAGAGATACTTGCCAACGCCGCATATAATGATTTTGTTTATCAAGAACTTTATGAAGTAAGTTTTCGTGATGCCATCAAGAGTATAGGTGGTACTGTTTCAAAAGGCATTCAAGTAGGAAAAGATATTTTCCGTAGAGCACGAAATGTATTTACAGACTTTATTGTACGTGGCGAAACGATGAATGATATAATTGCCAAAGCAAAACTTCCTATAGATAAAGCAAAAGAAGTTGCTGATGGTACATTAGCATTAATAAAAGATAAGATTAATACTGATGGTACATTACGAAAAAAAGAAGCCGCTGATATAATAACACAATTGCGTGGCGAAATCGAAAGAATAGAACGTGGCGAATCTTTTAAAGATAATATAAATCCTGACCCTACTGATACATACAGTGGTGATGTTGGTGATTTAAGTTTATCTGATTTAGGTGGTAATATTGAACGTGGTTTCCCATCTACTACGAAACGCCAGTTTTCTACGCAACCAATTAGAATATCAGAATTGAAATTAGTAGCATATCAAGGAAAAGGTGCATTATTAGTAACGGGGTCAGCTACAAGCGGAACACGTAAGCCAGTTGTCTATTCACCACAGATTTTTTTTAGTGGTGTTAATTATTCTGATACGCGTAACGAACAAAATGTTACATTTACTGCCGCTGACGGACAAGAATATAACATATCTAAACTAAATTTGGCTGGAAATAATGTAAAGGTAAATTGTAATTGTCTCGATTTTTATTTTCGCTTTAGTTATAATAATGATGACCATAATGCATTATATGGCAAACGTCCACCAGCGTATCAACGCAAAACAACAACATATCCTTCTGTTAATCCTATGAATGTACCAGGTTTTTGTAAACACATAATTAAATTATCTGAATCTTTGACACAAGCAAATTTATTAGGTTAATGAAATCTTTTTGTGATAAAGCAAATAATATTCACAATAACAAATATTTTTATCCTGAAACATATGTTAATGCACGTACCAAATTAAGAATTATTTGTCCCATACATGGTGAATTTTTTCAACTCCCTAGTAGTCATCTTAGTTATGGATGTAGAAAATGCTCATTTGAAGCACGTAATATATATAGAACAAAATCATTTATAAGAGATTCAAAAAAAATCCATGAAAATAAATATGATTATTCATTAATAGATACTATTACATCTGTATATGATAAAGTATCAATAATTTGCAAGAAACATGGTATTTGGAAACAAATAGTACGAAGTCATCTTAAGGGCAATGGATGCAGAAAATGTGTAGATGAAAATAAAAAAATAACAAATAAAGAATTCATTGAAAGAGCAAATAATATTCATAATAACAAATATTCTTATCCAGATAAATATATTAATTCATATACTAAAATAAAAATTATTTGCCCTATACATGGCGAATTTTTTCAACGACCTCATAATCATTTACAAAAGCAGGGATGTGATATATGTTTTAAAAGTAAATTATCTGATATTTTATCATTATCTACGGAAGAATTTATTGAAAGAGCAAATAATATTCATAAAAATAAATATGATTATTCATGTGTTAATTATAAAAGACAAAAAGAAAAAATTGGCATTATTTGTAAGAAGCATGGTTTGTTTTCACAAACAGCAGAAGGTCATTTAAAAGGATATAACTGTCCAAAATGTGTTAATAATAGTTATTCTAAAAAATCAATATCTTGGTTAAACGAAATAGCAAAAAAGGAAAATATTCATATTCAACATGCAGAGAATGATGGGGAATATTCAATTCCAAGCACAAGATATAAAGCTGATGGATATTGCGAAAAAACAAATACAATTTATGAATTTTATGGCGATGTATTTCATGGTAATTTGGAATTATATGAAGAAGATGAACAATGTCATCCATTTTCTGATGAATGTGCCGGGAATCTTTATATGAAAACAATACAACGAGAACAAAAAATTAAAAAATTAGGTTATAATTTAGTTACTATTTGGGAACGTAATTTTATATTAATGAACTAGAGCTTTACCTTTACGCACGGGTGTTTTAGATATGGGTGTTTTTGTTGTACTAATAGATTCCAAAATCTTTTTTACTTGATTATCTTTAGTAGATACTGCTGGTTTGGTTTTAACAACCTTTTTTTCGAACCGGTCGCAATTTGCGACCGGTTCTTTTTTTGCATCTTCAGTTAATATTTTATTTGCTATATCATTTGCACTTTTTTCTGTTAATTTAGGTGATTTGATTGCTAATATAACATTTTGTGCTTGGCTTTCGTCACCTCCAGGTGATATAACAGCCGGTGGTGCTAGTGTAGTATTAACTACATTAGATGTATACACGTCATGACTACCTACAACGTTTATAGTTCCAGTCATAGTTTCAAAGAAATATCCATCAGTAATAACTTCAATACAAAAAGGATATGCACTTTTTTCTATTGCAGGTAATGGTGGAATTTTAATTATCCATTTACCGTTATCACTTTCTTGAAGTCCTTTAAATGAAAAATCTACAACAGAAGTTTTAATAACAAATCTAACTTGTAAGTCAGAATCATCCACTTTTTCAACATTAACATCAAATTTTAATTCATTTTCTTTTGTGTTGTTTAATTGTATAACATCCATAAAAATTCCTTTTTGTTCTGTATATATTTATTAAAATTTAGTTTTTACATGTAAATTTTTGATTTCTATTTTTAATTTGTTGGTAATTTTCTTTAAATTATCTATAGTTATTTTTATTCTGCTTTTTGTTGTATTCATTAGATTTAATATATTAACTAACATTTTTTCCTGTTCCTTATTAATCATGAATTCTTTTTCAGTTTTCATTTTTTTATAAGAAACTGTTATTTTTACTATTTTTTTACCATATATACCAGGTTTTGCTAAGTTACCCGTATTAGTTTTTGTTACTTGAGTATCAACTGGTGTGTAAAAATTTTGTATTTCGCCCGGCAATAATGGTATAGAACCTCCAGAACTTCCGCCACTTTCTCTAATAGGAATTATGGTTAAACATGTAGTTACGCCAAATGTATTAACAATCAATCCCGAACAAGCAGGTAAACCTAAACCACCAGTGATTAAGCCGCTATATCTGTTTGTAAGTGTTGCCATTTAGCACTCTGTTTGACCATCAGTAGAACCACCACCAATTTGGGGAACACGTTCACATACATCTGCGACACTGGGTGTAGCACTGCTATCTAGTAATTTAAATACACGTAATGGTGTTGAACAATCATCATCATATATTGTTAAAGTATTTGTAGTGGTATCAATTCGTGTTCTATTGGTTTCATATTTACGGAGTAAATCTATAAGGTTGAATAAGGCTGGAATATCAACTGTTCGTATAATTTCAATGTTATTTTGGTATTCACCCATAGTTCCGACAGTATTGTGATCTATAACTGAGGCATCCCAAACGGCATCTGCAACTTCGTTTGCACCTAAATTTGTATTTGGATCAAATCTTACTACTTGATATCTAAGACGATTAAGTGCGGCCCCACCATCTACTCTAGCTAAATATGTACGAGTTACATCAAATCCCAACCCAACAGTAAATTCATATTTGTAGAATCCATCTTGGCTGGTCCCATCATCGACCTCTACCATAGTACCATCGATATTTGATCCAGTACCATTAGGTGAACCTATTATTAATGTTTGACTAGCTCCGTCCACATCCCATATACGTATAGTAGGTGTTAGACCAGTTAATGGTCCAGAATTATTTTCAAAATATGAATTTATTATAGTAGCCATACAAATCCTCTAAAAAATTGCTTCATTATTCTATTTATATAAATAGATATTATAAATTATAATTACTTGGAGTTGAACATGAACGATTTTTCGTTTTTGAAAAGTTTACAAAACAAACCGATGAATATAAAAGAGGATACGCCAAAAATTCAATACCAAGAATTTTATGTAAATATTGATGAATCTGAAGTTAAAGTTTTAATTCCATTACGTGAAAGTGATAATTTTGAACAAGAATTATCAACCACAGAAATTTCTTCTAAATCAGAATTAATTAAAATATTACGAAAATATAGAGGTATAAGAGGATAATATGGGATTTGTATTAACAAGGCCGGTTAGTGATAGTGGCGGCGGAGATATTCCAGGTGCTAGTATTCAAGGAGTCATTATAAACCCAGGAAATACAGGTGTGGTTGATTCATTATTAGTAGGAACTAATATTTCCGTTAAGTGGATTTATACAATTATGGATAATACTGCTATTAATAATAATGTTATGAGTGGTGAAGTATTAGCGAATCATCAATTTGGGACACTACCCAATCATAACCAATATGGACTGGTAGGTACACCGAATATATTACATGTAGTTGATGTAGTAATAAATTTAGGAAGCTTAGAATTAGAAATAACAAATAATAGTAGTTTTCAGGTAGCAGTAAATGCCGTGCGTATTGATATGCTAATTTAGTGTAAATACTATATTACCACAATCCCAAATCCTATTCCATCCATTATTTTGCATATTTTCCCAACCCGTTAATGTGGGATCAAATGTTTTTAATTTTTTAGCTAATTTGTATTTTTGAAATTCTAATCTCGAATGTAAGTGATTTATATTTTTAAAATAAAAGAAATTTGCTGGCGATATATGCATTTTATTAAATCCAAGCTTTTCATATAATTTTCCATTCCCCCTACGTAAATCTGCATAACTAATTATAGTACCTTTATAGCGTTTTGTAAAATATTTTAGCAATTTACTAGCACCACCTATAGTATTATAATTTAATTTATTACAAAAACGTAATAATTCCCACGAATAGTTTTTATTATATCTCGGCTTACTAAATGTCATAACGGCAACTATTTCATCATGATAAATTAATCCTAAATTAATTTTTGAATTTATTGTTCCTTGTAAATGATTTTTAATTAAAAATTCTTTCGTTTCCGTAAAAGAAATTTCCCTTACTTGGCATTTTCGAGCAAATATTCGTTTTGAATTATACAATCTATTACTAATAATAGATTTCCAAATATTTTGTGTCGGGGACTGTATCCATTCATTCTCAAATATATGAAATAATTGAATACCCCTCTCTAAACATAAATTTGTTTTGCTTATATGATAGTGTTTGTCTTTGCCCGCTAATTCAGAATGCCAATATAATCCATCATATTCAATTGCTATGTTTTTTTCTGGAAGATATATATCTAATTCAAATGGAGGTATAATAGCCCTGGAATTACAAATAATATTTCCTTTGTAAGAATTTTTAATAAATTCTAGTACTTCTTTTTCACCAGATGAAATATTATAAGGAAAACATGTTATGCACCGTAAGTAGGGATATATTGTTGTTCTAACTGTGTTACATGTATTACATCGGTATGTAACTTCTTTAGTTATATTATTATGTTTTAGTAATGTTAGATTTAAGCTTTTTGCTAGTTTTTGTTTTTTTATATATCCCTTTTTACTTACAATTTGTTTTATTTTATCTTTAACTTCTTTTGATTTCAATACATTTTCGACACCATATTTATCTAAGTTGGTTTGTTTGATTTTATCTTTAACTTCTTTTGATTGTGAAGGATTTTCGACGCCATATTTATCCAAGTTGGTTTGTTTGATTTTATCTTTAACTTCTTCTGATTGTAATGTATGCTCAACGCCATATCTTTCTAAGTTGGTTTGTTTGATTTTATCTTTAACTTCTTTTGATTGTGAAGGATGTTCGACACCATATTTATCTGAGTTGGTTTTTTTGATTTTATCTTTAACTTCTTCTGATTGCAATACATTTTCGACACCATATTTATCTAAGTTGGTTTTTTTGATTTTATCTTTAACTTCTTTTGATTGTGAAGGATTTTCGACACCATACTTGTCTAAGTTGGTTTGTTTGATTTTATCTTTAACTTCTTTTGATTGTAATGCATGTTCGACACCATGATTAATTAACATGGTTTTCTTCATTTTATCTTGAATTTCTTTATTTTGTAATGCATGTTCGACGCCATATTTATCCAAGTTGGTTTGTTTTATTTTATCTTTAACTTCTTCTGATTGTAATGTATGCTCAACGCCATATCTTTCTAAGTTGGTTTGTTTGATTTTATCTTTAACTTCTTTTGATTGTGAAGGATGTTCGACACCATATTTATCTAAGTTGGTTTTTTTGATTTTATCTTTAATTTCTTCTGATTGTAATGCATGTTCAACACCATACTTGTCTAAGTTGGTTTGTTTGATTTTATCTTTAATTTCTTCTGATTGTAATGCATGTTCAACACCATACTTGTCTAAGTTGGTTTGTTTGATTTTATCTTTAATTTCTTCTGATTGTAATGCATGTTCAACACCATACTTGTCTAAGTTGGTTTGTTTGATTTTATCTTTAACTTCTTTTGATTGTAATGTATGCTCAACGCCATATCTTTCTAAGTTGGTTTTTTTGATTTTATCTTTAACTTCTTTTGATTGTAATGCATGCTCAACGCCATATCTTTCTAAGTTGGTTTGTTTGATTTTATCTTTAACTTCTTTTGATTGTAATACATTTTCGACACCATATCTATTTAAATTAGTTTGTTTTATTTTTTTATATCGTTCTGGTGATTTATATGCACATACAGAACAATATTTTTTATATGTATTTTTATTTTTACCCCTATTAGACCAATTTGCCTTTTTTTCACAAGTATGACATTTAACGATTTTATTAATATTATGTTCTACATAATAAAGTCTTTCTTTGACTGATGTATTTACGGGAAGAAAATTAGTAAATTCCAGTAGTTCCAAATATTCATTATATAGAGTTCCGTTCTTGCGAATGTGATTGCCTAAATACGCCGTTTTTTTAGATAGTTTAAATAAATTATACATAATAAAACATTATACCATAAAAATAAATTATATTGGTAAATTATTATAAATAGTATTTATAAAATGGAATTAGGAGAATATTATAATGGCAATTAATTTATTTCGTGCAACACATGGGTTAGCAATCGTTGAAGACGATTTTTCCGTAGAGGCACATATTTTACATGGCAATGGTGCCCCGGTAGGTAATGTTGGGCGTACATTGGCCGCACCTATTGGCTCTGTATATATGCAGACTGATGCTGATACTGATTTGTTAAATTTTTGGTACAAACACACGAATTTAGGTATTTCCAGTGATTGGAATCAAACAGCTTCAAAAAGTTATGTAGATGCGTTAGTTTCTGGTGTTTCTTGGCGTGAACCAGTAAAAGTTTTAGACCAGACTACATATGCTAATATTGCAGCCGCAGAATCCGCAGCTAACGTTGGTGATACTGTTGATGGTATTACAATAGTATCGGGTGATAGATTACTTTTTAGTGATTTAACAACGGGTAATGATAATGTATATATCGTATCTGGTGGTACTGGTGCATGGACATTTACGGAAGACACTAATTTAGCTACGGATGGGGATGCAGTTCTCGTAAACCAAGGAACACATGCTGACCAACAATGGATATATGATGGTACTGCTTGGATACAATTTGGTTCTGCTGGTTCTGCTGCGGCTATCACTGATATCGAAAATTTTATTGGTAAACCTGTTGGTTCTGGTGCAGTTTTCCCCCAATATGATTCAAATGATATTATAGTTGATAATGATCCATTAGATACTGGCATTTCAAAACTTGATGATGCGTTAGGTACATTGATTTATGGAAGTAATAATGTTGTTACTGATTTTAGTGATGCACATCCTACTTCAACGTTTGATGTAACTACTGCTATTGGTGAAATAGATGCTACTTATGGTGATGGCTTAATAAACAATATTGCAGTAAATTTTGCATTAACAGATGAAATGATATGGAATGCGGCAGGTACATTAACTATTACTGACGCATTAAATGCACTTAATAATGCTATTGGTGATAGGGTTTATTCAGTAGATAATATCATTACTGATGGTCAAACTACTACTGCATCGTTAGAAGCTATTGATGTAGAACTTGGTGATCTTAATACCGCCGGTACATGGACTACTGGTGGTTTTCTAACACAATCACAATTGGCTACTAATAATATACAACAAAACTTTGATGCTATTAATCAAGAAGTAGGAAGTCTTAATGAAAGTAACCTAGAAATTACAGGTGGACCTCTTACTATTAGTACGGTTAATGTACTTGATACAATTACTGCTGCTGAAGGAAACGAGGTTAAGTGGTTGCTTCAATTAAAGAATACTGTTACTAGTGGAAGACGTGCATGGGAAATTCATGCAATGAATGACGGTACGATTAGTGATTTTAATAGATTTTCTGGACTTCGTGTTGGAACACAAACTGGGTTAAATGTGGCTATTGATGTTTCTATGAGTGGTGCAGATATGCAGTTAACTGTTAATCCAGCAACGGTAGCTACTATAACATTTACTATTAAGCGAATTGGCGTAAGTTTGTTAGCATAATAAAGGATACAGCCTTGTGGCAAATATTGATAATGCATTTGAGATAGATAATTGGATAGCACTACAAGATCCTAGTGGGTTGCAGGTTGATGCTGTTTTAATTGTACAAGGTTCTATAGATCCTACTATTGGAGGATTTGAAGCCCCTATTGGTTCTTTGTATTTACGTAGAGATGGATCTATCTATTCTAAAAATTCCGCACCGGATACAGGATGGACATTAAACGGTGTTACTGGTAGTGTTGCATGGGGTGATATAACAGGAATAGTATCTAATCAAACTGATTTACAAGCAGAATTAGATGCTAAAGTTAATGTTGCTGGTGATACAATGACTGGCAATTTAAACATATTTCCTGTTACTGGGAATTCTATATTAACATTAAAGTCGCCCACGGGAACGAGTACTACTGGAATAAATTTAGAAAATTCTTCATCTAGTATTGTTTATACAGAAGTTTTTGATGAAACAACAGGAAATATTCTTATTGATTCTGTTACTGGTGTTGACATGTTATTTAATAATGCTGGCAATGGTGATGTTATAACACTTAATAATGTAAGTTTCCGAAATGTAACTATCGGATCGCCATCACCATCTCCTTATATAATGCCGGACGGTGATGGAACTGTTGGTCAAGTAATTCAAACTGATGGTGCAGGAAACCTTACATTTGCAACTTTGGCTGGTTCTAATGATGAATTGGTTAAAGTAAGTGCTGATGATACGACGGCTGGGTTTTTACTTAATAAAGTATTAGGTGGAACATTAATTAGTGTAGTAGAAACAAACCCTGCTGGTAATGAAGCTATAACTATCAATACGACGGCTGAAATTAATACTACATCGAATTTAGGGGCTGGTGAAGGCATTTTCAGTGCAAAGGTAGGTTCTGATATACGTTTGAAGAGTTTGGTTGCTGGTACGAATATTACATTGACTAGTGATGTAAATGAGATAACTATTAATTCTACTTCTGGTGGTGTTACAATAACTACTATAAATGGTCAACCAGTTCCAACTTTTATCGATACAACACGATCAAATAAAATATTATCTATAGAAACAACAACACATACATTCGATAATAAAGAGTTAAACAATAATACGTGGATGGATATAGCTTCTGCAAAAGATAGCACTGCGGGTTATATTATCCCACATGATGGAACCATTGTTAAGGCGACAGCACATTCATCTAGTAGCACTACTACCAGAGCAGTTAATTTATATGTTAATAGTGTATTAAATACAAGTAATATAATTCTTTTTCCTAGCAGTTCCGATTTTTCTGATACAACAACAAATGTAGATGTAGTCGCTGGTGATTTGGTACAACTAAGAGGTGGTACTGGATCGAGTTCTAAAGATGTCGTGGCTGTATTATATATAAAATGGAGAGGATAAGTGAAAACTATAATTATAAAAAACACCACTTTATCTGATATAGAATTACTATCTATAGGTGAAACTGTACCTGCTGGTGTTGGAAGTCCAGTAACACCTGGAATTATAGATCTTTCTGTTTATACTTCTGTAGATTTGCGATCTGATTCAGTATTATTGTCGGGTATAGCATCTGGTAATTTAGTAGTTAATGATGGAATACAAGATATAACAAATATTATTCAAGGAAAAGATTATATTATTCATGATGTATCAAATGATAGTGATGATGGATTTTGGCTTAGTAGTAGAAGAAGATTTTCTATAAAATTTACCCAAACTGCACATGGTTTTATGAAAGGTAATGTAGTAAAATTTGATAATATTACAAATACATTAATATTAGCAACCGCTGATAATATAGCCAATTCTTCTAGTGCGGCTATAGTTCAAGAAGTTATAGATGTTGATAATATTTATATTATGGTTGGTGCTGGTGGTACTATTGTTAATGTAAATCCAATAATTGTTGAAAGTGGTTTAGCATTGATTACAGGACAAATTTATTTTTTAAGTACTAAAATAGCAGGTAAAATTACAGAAATTGCACCTACTGGTGCTGGTGAAGTAATGAAAGTAATGGGTTTTGCAACATCATCCACTGAATTTTTAGTTTTAAATTATCCGCCCAGATTAAACGAAACTGCGATTTCATCATCAGATATATCTATTTTGACCGCAGGTAATGGCGGATATGATGTAGGTACGAATACTAATTGGAAAAGAAATGTATTATCACGAGTAGTTACAGATCCATCAATATTGACACCATCTAATGGTGATAGATATATTGTTGCACCTAGTGCTATAGGTGTTTGGACAGGACTTGATAATAGGATTGTTGAATATCGTTCTAGTACATCTGATTGGATAGATTATGTACCAGAATTAGCATGGGTTGTTTTTGATAATAATGCATCAGAATTTAATTTTTATAATGGTAGTATTTGGATACAAGCAGCAAAATGGAGTAATATTATTGCTGATAGTGGTTCAACAACCCCCGATATTCCACAAGATACTTTAACTATTTCTGGTGGAACTGGTATAACAACTAGTATAACAGGTGATATATTAACAATAGCATCATCGGTGCCAGTAGGTGATTTAGCATCAGCATGTGTATCAAGAACAACAACATTTAATTTACCATTAACTTATACAGATGTAACATGGAATACAACTGATATAGAAACTGATCCTGCTGTAATTGAGCATAATAATACAAATACTGATAATATTGATATAAAAGAAACTGGATTATATTTAATTACATATTCATTATCTATTGATGCAGATCCAGGTGAAGAAACATTTGATTTTAGAGTTCGTTTGAATGATACTTCAGTTTTACCTTGTTCTGAACGAACAATTAGTGAAGATGATGAAATAAATGCTGTTAGTTGTGTATTTCCTGCTAATTTAACAGCGGGGGATTTCATAACATTACAAGTACGAGCTAGTGGTAATGGTAATGTATTTTCATTGGGTCATAACTTTACAGTTATACGAATGCAAGGTACAAAAGGGGCTGATGGTATTGCTGGACCACCGGGTTCTGGATCTTCTATTATAGTAAAAGAAGAGGGCGTTAATCTAACAAATACACCTCATACTGAACTTAATTTTGTTGGTACTGATATAACAGCTTTAGATGCTGGTCTTGGTGTAGCAGATATAACATTTTCTCCAATATTTGGATCTGAATATCAACATGCAGAATCATTAACAGTTACTACAACGACTAGTACTGCGTTTTTGAATAAAGTAACAATGGTAACACCATCTTTACCTGCTGGAACTTATAGAATAGAAGTTTCTTACGGGTGGAATCATAACGCAAATGGTAATGATTTTGAAGCTAGAGTAAGAGAAGATGCTGTTAATATAGGCGAAATTCATAAACAAGAACCTAAAGATTCTGCTGGTTCATTTAGCACAACAGGATCTAGTCAAAGATATTTAGCACATAGAGTATATTATAGAACATTAACTGCTGGTGTAAAAACATACACATTAGATTTTAGAACTGATTCGGCTGGTACAAATTCTAGTATGTGGGATGCTGGTATTACAATTTTTAGAGTGGCTTAAATATAGGGGAGTGTAATGAGTTTAAATAATTTAACACCGTTTCAGGTTATTGACACAAATGTAGATTGGTCAGGATATAATTGTACGTTAAATGGAAGTAATATAGCATATAGTCCAACATTGGCATTGAATTTTTCTTTTGTTTTTAATACACCATTAACGAGTAGTAAAGCAATATCATATTATAGTGTTAAAAATGTTGGTAATAAGGCTACAGTAGTAAATTTATCTGGATCTGGAATAACATTGAATGGTTCTGATATAACAATAACAAATAGTACTATAAATGGTGTCACTACAGCCAATAGTAATGCTATAGGTTCTTCTAAAATAAATAGTACACAAGCTATGGTGATATATCAGACAGATACATCAAATAGAAATGAACTTAGAATATTAACTGAATCTGCTGGTGTTTTATCTGAAGGAACTGGATTTCCTATAACTGATTCTTTGGTAAGTACTGGACTTACTAATGCACCAGTATATGCTGTTGATATTATAGATTCTACGAGAGCATTAGTTGTACATAAAAATTTATCTAGTCATGTAGTGGCTAGAGTAGCTACATATGCTGGAACTACAATTTCTTCATTAGGAACGCCGGTAACAATTACTACTGATACTACGGCTAGATGTATTGATTATGTTAAAGTTAGTTCTGGAAGATTTTTATTGTCACACATAGCTACTGGTGGCGGTTTTGTATCTATAGTAGATGTGACTGGTACTACTGTATCATTAACCACTACCGTAACAGCTACTACTAATGCTGTTAATGTTATTAGAACATCAATTATTTCGCCAACTAATTATGTGGTTGTTTTTGCAGAAAATACATTGGCACTACGAGCCAGAGCTTGTACAATATCTGGAAATACTATTACACAGGGAACTAGTACTTTATTAGGATTGACGGGTGTTTCTGCAATGAATTTAGTGTCAATTTCTTCTACTGATATATTAATGATACATCAAGAATTTTCTTCACCATTATTTCAACGTTTAGGAACAATAATAACACCATCAGGATTAACCTTTACTACTTCTTCTTCATGTGATATTAGTAATACTGGTGATACTAATGGTGCGAATGCTGCCGGGGCAGCAGATAGTTGGTTAGAAAAAATAGATTCTACCAGAGCATTATTTTCTTATTGGAATAGAACGACTAATCCAACTACTGTCGATGCTAGAATAATTTCGTTAACATGATAAATATATGTATAAATTATATTGGAGTAAATAAATGTCTGTAGAGATTCAACGACAACGAGCTGGAGTTTGTGCTGCTATTTTTGCAGACGAACTAAATGATTTTTATGGTGGTACGCCATTTGTTGAAGTAGTTACTATTGATAATGATTTTGATATAACTATTACATATGATGTTACACCATCAGCACAGAATTTAACAGATTTAGATACTTTATTGGTGGCACATGATTGTTCATTAATAGATGATGAAGATACATTAGCAGAACCAATGACGTTTGATGTTTATAATGATACTGGTTTTAATATACCATCACATACACCAGTTTATATTACAGGTTTTAATACATTAAATAATTTACCAACTATAGCACCCGCTGATGCTAGTGATCCTTTAAAAATGCCAGCAATAGGTATAGTTTGTCGTTTTGATGTTGAAAATGCTACTACAGGACTTATTGTTTATGCAGGCCCAGCTAATTTAATAGATACATCAGGATATGTTGTAGGTGATGAACTTTATGTTCCATCTGGTGGTGGACTTATTACAACTACAAGACCTATAGGAACAGATTTAGTACAAAAGATTGCTGAAGTAGTTAGAGTAGATGCAATAAATGGAATAACACATGTATTCGGTGTTGGTAGACCGAATGATTTACCAAATTTACCAACAAATAATATTTGGATTGGTGATACAAATGCTGTACCACAACCAAGCACATTGAGTCTTGAGGTTTTGAGCGATGTAACCAATCCATTAACGCCAACAAATAATCAGGTTTTACAATATAACGGAATTGATTGGGTCGCCGCATCCGTACCAAGTATTACTATAGCTGATTTACCTGTTGCACAAATTCGTCGTAGTACTACATGGACTATACCGGAATCTAGTGCTGATGTATCATTTGATGTTATAGATGTTGAGAATTTGCCTACTACTATTGATGTATTTGATGATAAACACATAGATATAAAAGAAAATGGGCTTTATCGAGTAATTTTTACGGGGTATGTATTACAGCCTTCTGGAACGACAACAGTTTGTATTAAAGAAGTTAGTTCTAGTACGATAACATTACCTGGAACATATTATACTTTAGATCAACAGCAAGCATTAGATTGGAGTCAGTATGGTTATCCAGAAGATCATGAAGTAGTTCCTATTGTTATTAACACAGAAGTTAATTTAAGTGCTGGTGATAGAATAGAAGTTGAATTAGTAAAAACAGGCAAAGCATCAGTATTACAACCTCATGCTGTATTTTCAGTAACAAAATTGCAGGGCGTAAAAGGTGACGCTGGTTCTGATGGTGCCATGGGTCCTGCGGGTGGTTCTACTGTAGAAGTGCAAGAGAATGATTTACAAGTATCCACTAATGTTGGAACTATTAATTTTGAAGGTGATGTTTCTGTTGTTGATAATGGCAGCGGTAAAACTACTATAATAGTTACCGGAGGTGGCTCTGGTGCATCCTCACAACAAATTACAGGGTTTGATTCGATATTATCAGAACCTATGTTATTTTTGACTGATACTACTAGAGCAAATAAAGAATTATCTGTGGAAGTTACTAATTTAATGTGGGCAGAATCCGAATTGTCAGATAATGATTGGGTTCAGATTGGACATGCAAGTGATGCGGACTCTGGATATGTTATGCCATATGATGGAACTATTATTAGAGTAACTGGAAATTGCGAAAATGTTAAGAGTTCTACATGTGACATAGATTTATATATAAATAGTATTGATAGTGGTTCATTACTTCAGTTTTCTAGTGGCAGTAATAATGAACAAAACATAGTACACACAGACAAGAATATTGATTTCAGTGCAGGTGATAAATTGAGATTACGTGCTGATAGAGTTTCTGGTGAAAATTTAAAAGATACTTTAGTAGAAATATGGGTTAAATGGAGAAAAGTATAAATGATACTTAAAAATTTATTAAGTTCTAATGTAGATGTAACAGATTTAGGGTTAACGGTTCCTGCAAATGGAACTTATGATTTATTGGGAACTGATACATCGGATATACAAAATAGTACTGGATTAATTAATCTTATATCTGACGGATCGTTGCGGGTTATAAAATTTTCAACGCCTGAAGTATTATATTCTGTATCACAATCTATACGGGCGGTAACGGGTTCACAACCAGATACTACTAAAATGGCTTCTGGAGGTGAAATAACTATAGTATCAGAGAATAATGGACATTTGGTTAATAATGAAGTAATGAATTGGACTATAGAAAAATTTTTAGATACAGATGAAGAATATTTTGAAATTTTTGTGTTACCAATGGGAAAGATATTAACTTTGAATTTTTTGGAAGGTGGATCTTATACAGTACCTACATTTATTAAATTAGAGTGGTTTAAATATTTTAGTGATCCTGGGTTTCATGTTAGACATAACCCAGAAATTCGTATAACAGAACTATATGTGGCTTCTGCTAATGGCAATCACAATATGAACGATACTATTATAAATGTTAACGATGATCATGGGCTTTTGGTAGATATGGAAATAGGTTTATATTATTGTTTTCAAAGTGCTACTGGGTCACCGGCCATGCCTATGGAATTTATCAGGAAGGTGACTGCTGTAGATAGTGTGGCAAAAACTATTACATTAGAAACTGGATTGCCTATGGGTGGATTGGCTGATGGTATGAAAATAGGATTAACAGATCGTGTTATTGGTCAGAAAGGGAACCAGATATCTAGTAGTTTAATAAATTGGGTTTCGCCGCCTAGATTTCAGGGTAATGGAACGGATTATTTAAAGGCCACTATAAGTAATGAAGATGTACAAAATTCGGGGCTTGTGACATCTATTATAAATGGATGGTATGAAACTGGTAATATGGGATAATTATGGATAATAATTTAGTTAAAAGAAAAAAGTCATGGAGTTTTATAAAAGATAAAGTTGTAATTGGTGGTGCGAAATTAGATTACATTGAAAAAAGAAATCGTTATCAGGTTTTTGTAATAGAAGGTAACACGAAATATTTTATTAATTTATTTGCCCCTAATCATAGACGTGTAAAAGGACAAAGTTCTACTAATACTGCTGATTATCAAGATTTCTTGACTAATTATAAAGTGCTTATTGATATAACACCACCAGCACATCCAGGGCCGGTTAATTTGGATGGTATTAATAAATCAGAATTGGGTGCTAAGTTAGAAGTACATTCTACATTTAAACCCGATAAAGTCTCGCCAGACGCCACAATTTATGCTACATGGATTGGTGCTGGTGATAGGGTGGATGGGTCTCCTGCTGATGGTGAGATAGGAGAAGGTGATATATTAATATTTGATAATAAGGTAGGAACCCCGAGTATAATAAAAAATATTAAGTTTCATCCTGATAATGGAAAGGTATGGTTGCATGAAGGATATCTTCGTTTTGTGGGTGGTTCGGCGTCAGATTATATAGATGCAACGATTGTTGCTGATGCTACGCCATTACAGACATCTGTAAACCTTGATTTAGTACTAGTTGGTGATTATATTGAATATGCTCCTGGTGGTCCTGGAACGGGAACACATGGTTTTGCTGACCCTAATAAAATACAATTATTACCAAGAACATTAGCTAAAGATGGGGCATGGAATTTTGATGGAATCAATTTAACTCCGAGTCTGGGATCTCCTAAAACAGGCTTATATAATATATCTCATATAGAAAAAACAGTTCATCAATTTTTTTCAAAAATTTCATGTGCAGGTGATTGTCCTACATATTTTAGTATGACCAGCAACGATACAACTGAGTTATTGCCTAATTATACATTGAGAATCACTACATATAATAATTCTAACACTGATTGGATTGCTAGTGTAATAGTAGAAACTTATAGAGAACGAACTTTTAGACCATAATCATTTTCCCAAATAGTGATTAAATTATAACCTAAATTTTTTATTACTTGTTCACGTTGCATTGTTTTTATATATAAGCTACCGGCACATTCATCAGAAAATGGATGACATTGTTCATCTTCTTTATATAATTCCAAATTGCCATGCCAACAATCACCATAGAATTCATATATTGTATTATTGATTTCACAATATCCATCAGCTTTATATTTTGTAGTTGGAATATTATATTCACCTTTGTTCTCTGCGTGTTGAATATGAATATTTTCTGTTTTAATAATTGATTCTAACCAAGATATTGCTTTTTGTGAATAATTCCCCCTTGCACATGTAGGGCAATTTGTTTTTTTATTAATATGATCACATGGTCGTTGATAAAAAGCACCATGTACTTCACAAATAATTTTTATTTTAGTTTGTGAATTGATATATTTGTTAGGATATTTATACCTATTATTATGAGTTTTATTTGCTAGGTTAATAAAATCAATTTTTTTATTAGTACAATATGGGCAATTTTGTCCGCGTAAATGTGAACTTGGTTCTTGTAAAAATATACCATGATGCGGACAAATAATTTTTATTTTATGACGATTATGTTTATAAATTACTAAAGAATAATCATATTTATTATTATGAATTTTTTTTACTTTTTGAATAAACTCTTTGGTTGATGGTTTATATTGCCCTATACATTTAGCACATTTTTGTTTTAAATGTATATGATTATTGGGTTTTTGCCAGAATTCCCCATGTTTAGGACAAATAATTTTTATTTTAGTATGAGCATTTACATATTTACTTTTTGAATAATTATAATAATTATTATGAATTTGGTTTGCTTTTTTGATGAATTCTGATGTAGTTAATTTTCTCATTACGTAATATTTATTAATTATAAATATTGATTATTTTACACCATTATAATAAATACACATAACAAATTTTATTGTAATGGAGAATAGATATGTTAGTAACATTTAGTCAAGGAATAGTTTCACATCAAACTGATTTATTAGGAACGCAACAATTCTTGTTGCAAACTGGTGGAAATGTAACTTTAAGTATATCACCAGATCCTACTATATTGGCGTTTGCACATCGTGATACACATTATTTGTTTACAGAATCTATTACTGTTGCTAATGCATGGATAGGACCTTTTGTATCAGGTACGGATTATTATCTTTATTGGGATATAAATCTTTCGACGGGTATAAGAACTTTTGGTAACACTTTATTTGAACCGGTTACGGCATCTGTAGCACCAATTAACCCACCTATAGATTTACATTGGTATAATACTACTACTAGAATCATGCAATATTGGAATGGTTCCTCATGGGTGGAAGTACTTAGAGTTTTTGCGACAAAATATGAATCGGCAACTAATTTTATAAGCATGAGTATAAATTCTCCTGCTTTTATAGGAACACAAGTAGGAATAGTAGGTAATTTTCAAATAGGTTCTTTAATATTTGATCCTGATGGCAATCCATTAAAAAGAAATAAACGTAGATTTTTTACTTCTGAAGATTTATTTACTACTGGGTTACCAAGTTCTTCGCGTGTTCGTATTGAATCATTTGTTGTAGATGGGTTGGCATCAATACCAATGGCCGCATATACAGCAGTTTCATTTACAGATTTTAATGTGATTTCTCCACTAAACCCGGTAACACATAGAACTTCAGTATTTGGATTAATAGAAAGTGAAATAGTTGGCGGCGAATTAGTAAAAGTTACTGTTGATGGTGTAGTAAATAATATTGCATGGGATTGGGATTTCGTAAATCAGCAAATTTTTACTGATGGAACAGGTCAGTTAGTAACAGTGGCCGGTGGTTATACACCATTGCCTGAACAGGTTCCAGTTGCTTTAGCTATTGATAAGACAACAATTCTATTACGTCCAGCAAGATTAACATTAGATGCACCTGCTATGGGCATGACAGTTGATCCTGCTACAGTTTCTTCGATAGGTACGGTACTTATTAGTGTTCCAGCAACAGATGCATTATTACCTATTGCAGTAGAAGACAATGATCCAAGATTGTTATCTTCATTCCAACATGATCCAACAGCCCATACACATGTAAAAGCTGAAATATTAGATTTCCCACATAATCATGATACACTTTATTACACACAAACATCATTAGATGCAGGACAATTGGATAGTAGATATTATTCGAGTTCAATACTTGATGCTTCATTTACCACAACAGGTTCTAAAGTAGACAAAGTTACAGGTACAATAGGAAATTTTGTAGAAATTAATGGTGTTGGGAACTTAATTGATTCTGGTGTGTCTAATGGTTCTTGGGTATTAAAGGCTGGTGATTCTATGGATGCTGGTGCTAATCTTACGTTTTCCGCCACGGGCGAAGTACTTGGCTTACCAAATATTCCCACTACACCGGGTTCAGCTACATCAAAATTTTATGTTGATCAAATAGCATCGGGTATACATGTTCGTGAATCTGTAAAGGCATCTACTACTGGTACGTTACCAGCATCCGCATATAATAATGGTTTATCTGGTGTTGGTGCTACTTTAATAGGTAATGTGAATGGTGCATTGCCAGCACAAGATGGGTTTACATTAGGTATTGGTGATAGATTATTAGTACAAAATCAAGTTTCTGCTTTAGAAAATGGTGTATATGATGTAACACAATTAGGTGATGGTACTAGTCAATGGATAATTACTAGATGTCCAGATTGTGATCAGAGTATTGAAATTGTTGGTTCATTTGTGTTTGTGGAACAAGGTGTTGTACATCAAGGATTAGGATATTTTGCTATTACTGCTGATGGATTTGTTATTGGTGTTAATGATATTATATGGACACCTATTTCTTCGGCTAGTGGTTTGTTAAATGTTGTTGAAGATTTGACGCCACAATTAGGTGGTGATTTAGATTTAAACCAGTTTGATATAATCACTTTAGATGAAATAGGAACCAATCCATCAAGAGCGATAGTTATTTCACAAGGGTCATCGGGTATAACTGCTTCTACTGTAAATGATATAGATATCTTAGCTTCTGATAATTCAGGAATTACTGGCACTGCTGATGGTGGATCTATCAATATAATTGGTGGTGATAGTGCGAATGGTGTTGGTGGTTCCATTAATTTGATTGTTGGAGATTCTACAGGTGGCGAAGGTATTGTTACTATACAAAATAGTAATATTACTGGTACTGTAGCACCAGAATTACATTTTTTTGAAGCAAATGTAAATGGTGTTAATTCTATTGGGTTAAAATCGCCAGATGCGGTAACTACTGATGTTGTATGGACATTACCAGATGATATACCAAGTACGGTTGCAGGTCAAGTAATAACGACTGATGCTTCGGGAATTTTAAGTTTTGTATCATTACCTGCTGGCGGCAGTACAATACCAGATGGTGTAAATTGTGGTGATATGTTAGTTTGGAGTGATAAGATGTTTGGCCCAAGTGAATGGGTTGTTGCAACCACGCCAACGATGATACCATATGATTTCGCTATTTTTGCTAAAGGAACACCAAGTAATAGTGAACTTGTATTTAAATTTAAAAGTCCTAGAAAATGGACGTTGTATCCTACTGATGCTATTATTCCTATTTTCGGCGTTGGCGGCGGACAAAATCAAGCAGATGCAAATGTAGCTGGTGTAGGCATTTCTACATTTGAAGTTAGAAAAGACACAACAGTAATTTCTACTATTACATTTAATGCCGCTTCAACATTAGGAACGTATTCTGCATTTTCGTCAACAGTATTTCAGGAAAATAATGAATTAAATTTAGTAGCCATAACAGTTGATCCTGCATTGTCAGATATTTCATTTTCTTTGTTGGGTTCTATAACACATGTTTGTGAAACAGGATAAAAATAAAAGTTGACAAAGTAGGGAACTTGTAGTACAATATATAGTCTAAAAAGAAATAGGTTTGACTGCCTGTGCTGTGGTTACACAGCGAAAAAGTCTAATCGGAGGCGATTGAGCGTCGTTAGGATCATTTATGATACCACTCAATAAAATAATAATAAAGTTAAGGAGACAGTCAATGTTACAGTCAATTGCAGAGTTGCAAAAAGCTCTTAGTAAAAACACACAATCAGTAGGGTCATCTAAGTATTATCCATTTCATACAATAACCGAAGAACAGCAAGCAAGAGTTCGGTTTCTTCCTGATGTAGATGCAGATAATCCGCGTGGTTTTTTGGTTCAACGCGTAACACATAATCTTACAATAAATGGGCAGTTTAAATCAACACCATGTTTATCTATGTATGATATGGAATGCCCAATTTGCGAAGCTTCACGTAAGTTTTATAAAGATGAAGGCGAGGATTCTATAAATGGTCCTAAATATTGGAAAAAGCGTGAATTTGTAGGGCAAGTATTGGTAATAAAGGATCCATTAGAAAAGGATTCTGAAACAGGCGAAAATTTTGAAGGTAAAGTAATGCCTATTGTATTACGTACACAGATTTACAATGCGTTAAAAACTGGCATTGAAAAAGGTGGTTTGGAAGAGTTGCCATATCTTTTTGAAGGTGGTTGTGACTTTTTAATCAATAAAACAATGGTTGGTGAATATCCAAATTATACTTCTTCGATGTTCGCACGTAAAGCTACTGATTTAGATGAAGAAATTCAAGCGTATATTGAAGAAAACTTGGTTTCACTTTCAAGTTTTATTCCTAATAATCCAGGTTTGGAAGTTACACAAGGTCTTCTTGCATCCGCGTTGGGTGAAGTTGTTCTTGACGACGAAGAAGCAGACGACGAAGAAGCAGACGATGATGATGTTATTGTTGTTAGTAAATCGAAATCGAAATCGAAGTCTACAGTAGAAGTTGATGAAGATGTAAAAGAAGATGAAGATGAAGAAGACACAGAAGTTGATAATGTGTTGGCTACAATCCGCAATCGCAGAGCTAAAAAAGAAGCCTAATCAGGCATAACTCCGTGATAGGGGCCAAAGTTTGCCCCTATCACTGTTATTAGGATGAGTTATGAGTTTTCTCACAAATATAAAAAAAGATGTTGAAAAGGTAGGATTCGAAGCGGGAAAGGGATTGCCCCCGCGTTATTGGTTTGGAACAGGCAATTACACATTAAATCGAATTATTTCTGGTAGTTTCTATAAAGGAATATCACAAGGACGCGTAACTGCATTGGCTGGCCCATCAGGTGCCGGTAAAAGTTTTCTTACGGCAAATATAATAGCAAATATTCAAAAAACTGAACCGGATACTATTATTGTTGTAATGGATTCGGAAAATGCACTTGATGAAGAATTTGTTACAAAAGTTGGTGTTGACGTTAATAATAAAAATTATCTTTATTATGAAGTAACACTAATTTCAGATTTAACTAAGTTAATTTCGCCCTTTATTAAAGGATATGCTACAGAGTTTGGTGATGATGCAGATGCACAGAAAGTAGTTATATTTATAGATTCTTTAGATATGTTAATGACTGATTCCGAAGAAAGTAACTTCAAAAAAGGTGAAACCAAGGGTGATCAAGGTCAACGGGCAAAACAGTTAAAAGGAACACTTAGAACATTCGTTCAGGCCATTAAACGGTATAATATATCTATAGTAGTTACTTCACAGGTTTATGCAAACCAAGATATTTATAATGGTGAAGGATTATGGAAAATAAATGATGCTATTAAGTTTTCTTTATCACAAATTCTTTTATTGACAAAATTGAAGTTAAAAGAAGGTACGGAAGTAACAGGCATACGAATGAAAGCAGAAGGATATAAAACACGTTTCACAAAACCATTCCAAACAATTACTATAGAAGTACCATATGAAAAAGGAATGAATGCATATTCTGGTTTTGTAGATTCATGTGTTGATTTGGGTATTTTGAAGAAAGCTGGTTCATGGTATACGATGCCAACAACAGGTGAAAAATTTCAGGCAAAGAATGTAACAAAATATGTAGATATATTGTTGCCGTTAGCAGAAGAGAAAACAGAAAGTTTCCTTGATGTTGCGAAATTATTAGAAGAAGAAGAATCTAGTGAACAAGGCGAAACCACAAAAAAAACTACAGTGAAACGAAAAAGCAAAGTAACCAAATAATATGGAAGTTTTATGACCTTTACCTGCACATAGAAAAACCTTGCAAAAAAGATTAAGTTGTAGTATAATTAGAGAATGATAAAAGATTCTAAAACATTATTAAAAGATAACTTAATAGTCCGGCATTATGCTGGGAGTCATTCTTACGGAACAAATATTGCTACTTCTGATATTGATATTAGAGGATTGTTTTGTGCTGATCCTGTTAATATTCGTACCCCATTTTTCAATGTACGTGAAATTGAAGTAGCCGAAGAAGAAGATACAAAGTTTTATGAATTAACACACTTTATGAAATTATGTTTGGAATGTAATCCTAATATAATTGAAACATTATGGATAGACGAATCTGATATTATTACTAAGACTCCGGTTTATGATGCCCTTCGTGCGTCCCGTGAATCGTTCCTAAGCAAGAAAATTGCTTTTACTACCACAGGGTACGCTACAGCACAAATCAAGCGTATAAAAGGCCATAATAAGTGGATAAATAATCCTCAAAATAAACTTGCACCAAAACAAACAGATTATGTTAGTTTGGTACAGAATTTTACACCACAAAAATTATTTAAACTAAATTTTGAAAGTTTATATGAAGATCATAGATTAATTCCATATGGAGGGGATGTATATGGTGTAATAAAGGAAAAAGGATACCACCCATTTGATAGTCAATACAGATTGAATACATTATATGAAGAAGACCATTATGGTGAACTTCCATTGTATATTGTTAAGTTTAATAAGCAAGTATATAAAGTTGCACAAGAAACATGGAAAAATTATTGGACATGGAAAGATAATCGTAATAAAGTTCGTTCTGAATTGGAAGAGAATCACGGATATGATTCAAAACATGCTGCTCACTGTGTAAGACTTATGAGAATGGGTGTTGAAGTTATGGAAGGTAAAGGTGTTATTGTAAAACGTCCAGATGCAAAAGAATTATTAGAAATTCGTGATGGTGCGTGGACATATGAAGAAGTATTAGACTATGCTAAACATATGGATGATTTAATTAGAAATAAGTTGTATAAAACAAGTAATTTACGCCATGCTCCTGATTTTAAATTAGCAGCTAACATATTAATGGATTTGCAAGATATGGTATGGAATACAAGAATTGATGATATAGCAGATTTTATGCCAAAAATCTCCGGAACAGAAGGGTGGTTGTGAATAATAAGATAATAATAGCATTAGATTTTGATAACTATGATACGGCAATTCGATTTGTTGATTTATTTCTTGATCCCACTAAACATGCAGTAAAAATAGGCACTAATATATTATTTAGTGGTGGTAATATTTTACATACATTAAAACTTCGTAAGTATGAAATAATGCTTGATTGTAAGTTTTTTGATACGCCTGATACAGTATATCGTTATTGCAAACAGGCCGCTAGTGTGCGTGTTGACATGATTACTGTTCATAGTATGGGATTATGTGATATGTTACATGCAGCAGTCGAAGGTGCACATTCTATGGGTAAATCACCTTTAGTTATAGCAGTAACTATTTTAACTAGTATGGATGAAGTGTATCTTAGATATAATTTGAATATTCAAGAGACTGTAGATGATTGTTTAATACAAAATAGTTTAGAACACCTTGCACAAGAAACGGGATGTGATGGTGTTGTATTACATGGAACAAAACTAAAAGAATATAAAAAAGAATATTCTAATATGAAAACTATAGTTCCTGGTATTAGAGGAACTGATGATGATAATAATTGTCAAAATGTGGTAGTAACACCACAATATGCATTACAAAATAATGCTGATTATATAGTTGTAGGTAGACATGTAACAGCATCAGATGATCCACGTCGTAGATTATTAGAACTTGAATGGGCAATAGAACAGTATTCATAAAGCTTATAAGAGGTGAGTTGTGGAAATAAAAGTAACAGTACGTAAATCATGGTATCCTGAAAATGGCGAGTATGAAATAGTAAAACGATTTGCACAGGTTATAATCGGTAGGACTGATGATATATTAAAAAAGGATAGTGGTTATAAATGGTGTTTGTGTTCGGGTGGTAACGATTGGTTTGCAGAAGCACAAGACATGGAACATCCTGAGATATGGACAATTAGTTATAGATACGGATATGGTAAACCAGATATGATGAAAGGACTAGAAGTTTTTTTAAATTGGAGCATGGGTAGGTGAGTAAAATTGCCTTTTTAGGCAAGAATAATTGTAATTTACTTAATATATTAGAAAAGTATGATAATGAACTTGATGGTGTAAATGAAATTATAAAGTTTGATGGCAAAACACTTGATCAATGTTCAAAAGAACAAGTTGCACACGAAGTATATTATAATCAAAGGTGTTCTGAATTAAAGATTTTATTAGAACATTTTAAAAATGAGCTAGAGCGAATGAAAGCTCGATTTGCCAAAAAAATGAAAGATAATAATATGCGTGATTTATCTGATAGGATGATAGGTATATTAGCTAATAATGATAATGAATATAATGTAACAATGGGTTTGTATTTGGAAGTAAAAGAAGTTTACGAAAAATATAATGATGTGGTTAATGCATTTACCTCTAGGGGATTTGTGTTAGGTCACATAACTAAAGCTAGGATAGCTGGTATTCACGGCGATATAATATAAATGCTTAAAAAAGCAATAATAAAAATAGTAGATGAAACTAATTGTGTGGTGTTGGGGGTTAATCCCAGCGACACAGACACTTTAACAAAGAAGTTTAGACATAGACCACCGGGATATTTTTTCAATCCTAAGTATAAACTTAGGATTTGGGATGGGTATATTAGATTTTACCAACAAACAGGCAAAACTTTAGTTTATTTATTACCAAAAATTTTGCCTGAGTTGAAGAAAATGGGGTATGAAATTAGATTGATAGATCGTAGAACTGGCATTCCTATAACACCTCCTTCAATAACTGAAAATTATTTCCCGTCAGATGTTGTTGATCCTGATTCCGAAGAACCTTATATTTTACGATACTATCAGTTAGATGCATTACGTGCCGTATTAGAAGATGGATCTGGTTTGATAATAGCTGGAACTGGTGCCGGAAAGACGATAATGTGTGCAGTATTATGTGATGTACATGCTAAATGTGGTTTAAAAACGCTAACGATTGTTCCTAATGCAGATTTAATAGATCAGACTAAAGAACAATATGAAATTTGCAGACTGGATGTTGGTGAATATAGTGGTAATATTAAAGATATTGATCATGAACATGTAGTATCAACATGGCAAGCATTACAGAATAATCCTGGTATTATGCGACATTTTCAGATGGTATTGGTTGATGAGTGTCATGGTGCATCTAGTGTAGTATTGAATAATTTATTGTTAAAGCATGGAAATAATATTATTCATAGGTATGGTGTAACAGCAACATTACCAAAAGAAACTTGTGATAGAATATCTATTTTTTCTTCGTTAGGTGATGTAAAATATGAAATACCTGCTGATGTATTAATTAAAGAAGGTTTTTTGGCTAAACCACATATTGATATATTACAATTAAAGGAAGATTTTAAATCGCAGTATGATGAATATGTTGAAGAAACGAGTGATAAATCGGTAAAATATAGTAAATTTAAGAATGAATATTTTCCAGATTATATGTCTGAAAAAGATTATCTTCTTGGTAATAAAGAACGAAATGAATGGATAGCAGAATATATTAAATTGTTATCAGAGCGTGATAAAGGTAATGTATTTTGTTTAGTTAGTAGTAAACCGGTTGGTCGTATGTTAGCAAAGCTTATACCAGAAGCTATTTTTGTATGTGGTGATGATAAGAAAGCTGACAGAAAAAACGTTTATAATTTATTTAAAGATAATGATAATGTAATTGTTATTGCTACAGTTCATATTGCAGGGGTTGGATTAAATATAAAACGAATTTTTCATATGGTTTATATTGATATAGGAAAATCATTTATTCGTGTTATACAGACTATAGGACGTGCATTGAGAAAGGCTATTGATAAAAATACAGTACATATTACTGATATATGTTCTGATTTAAAACATTCAAAACGTCATTTAAGAAAGCGTAAAGCTTATTATGATGAAGCAAAATATCCAAATAAGAAAAAACTAGTAGAGACGAAATAATATGTTAATTTTTGATGAAGATATGGGAACTGTAATATTGGATGATATACAAAGTCCAATATTAACTGAATATTTTTATGTGTTGGATTTAACCATGAATGATTATACATTAACATCGTTAAATGCATTAGAAGAAGTATATTGTCCAACCTTAACTTTAGATATTTTGGGTTTTAAATTTGACGTTCCTGCGAATTGGTATATTTTAGTATATGATCCAGAAACTACATATTTAGATTCTGTAAATATTGGCGATGTAGCTGGTAGAGATTTCACAGGATTTGTTTTTGGTAATACTTCAAAAACAGCAATTCCTGCACCAATTAAAGTTATAGATTATGACATCAATAAAAAGAATGTTTCGCCGTTAATGAAAAAAACTCAACTATTATGTCATCCAATAACAGAAAACATGTGGATTAATATAACACCTTATGATTTGTATAATAAGTATTTAAAGAATATGGTAGTAGGGGATATAATATTTTAACATGATTGGCACAGTTAAAATATTGATTAATAAATATTTAAAATAAGGATAAGTATGGCAATAAAAAAAAGAAACAAGAAAATAACATATACTGAATTCCTTGCTTGGTTAGGTGGCGTTGAAGATATGCAATCAGACGATTGGCATCCAGATTCGGAGCAATGGAAAACTATACGTGCAAAGTTATCATGTGTTGTAGCTGATGTAGAAGAAGTTATTATTCAACAATCGCCGGGTTCAATATCTGGAACGCCGGTTGCATTTGAAGGTCCAATGCCTGGGACACCTGTACCTACGAGGACGGTTAGTACATTTGATGAACAAAAACCTATAAATCGTTTACCATCAGCAATGCAAACGAGTAATGTAACTGGTAATAATCCTAGTGCATTACCAGCAACTAAGCCACAGAATATAGATTCATCTAATGGTAATTATGAAAGCCAACTAGTATAGTATAAATATAACTATAACACATACTAGGAGAATACATTGAGCAGAAAAACTAAGAGTATGCGTGGCGAGGTCGTAGATTTTGACTTAATGGAAATAAAAAATAAGTTAAGGCAACAGCCTACGCCAGTTAGCGTACAACAACGACAAAATTTTGTTGATAAAAAAATAAAGAGACGAGTAACGAAATTAGCAGAAAAGATTGCAGAAAAAGAACTTGAAACGGCGGC